GTGAACAAGTCCGAACTGATTGAGCAAATTGCGACCAACGCCGACATCTCCAAGGCAGCCGCTGCGCGCGCCCTGGAATCCATGATCGAGTCGGTCAAGAAGACCCTGAAGAAGGGCGGCACGGTGTCTCTGGTCGGTTTCGGCACCTTCGCGGTGGGCAAGCGCGCTGCGCGCACGGGCCGCAATCCCCGTACGGGCGATACGATTAAGATCAAGGCTGCTAAAGTTCCGAAGTTCCGCCCCGGCAAGGCATTGAAGGATGCCCTCAACTGAGGCTCAAGGTTCAAGGTGGGGTGCTTAGCTCAGTTGGTAGAGCGGCGCCCTTACAAGGCGTAGGTCGGCGGTTCGACCCCGTCAGCACCCACCAGTAGAACCTAATAAAATCAAGGGCTTGGAGAAATCCAGGCCCTTTTTCTTTGTCTCTTTACCTACCGTTTGAAGAGCCTAGAAGAGCCACCACCGACTACAAAGAGGCGCCTACCAGCCGATCGAACTCCCGAAAGGGCGTAGCATCGAGCCCATGGCAGGTAAGAAGCAATTCCCGAACGGCACATGGCAGTACACCTTCAAGCGCAAGGGCGTGCTGGACAAGCCTGTGTACCTCACCTTCGATTCCGAGGAGGAGGGAGACCGGTATGCCGCGCGGGTGGATGCGCTGCTCGCGCGCAAGATCCTGCCGCCAGAACTGCAGACCGAAGCGCCGGCCACGAAGGTCACTACTTTGCGCGAATTGGTCGCCCTCTATGAGGACGATGCTCACCCATCCGAAAAGGACCGTGCGGCCTTGCGCACTATCGTGGCCGCACGGGGCGCTACACGGTTGACGGATATGGATACCGACTGGGTTGATGGGTGGATCAGCGAGATGAAGCGAGTTGACAAGGTCGCGCCAGCGACCATTCGTGCGAAGGTGGGAGCATTGGCGCGGTGCTGTGATTGGGGGATGCGAAAGAAGCTCCTGAGCATGCCAGACCATCCGCTGCGCACGCTGCCAGAAGGCTACTCCCAGTACACGAAGGCCGACGAGGCCGCCGCAGGCGTGAAACGCGAGGATGTGGAGCGTGATCGCCGGTTGGAAGGCGACGAACTGGAAAGGTCACTGGCTGTGATCGAGGGGGGAGTGTTGGCGCGGAAGGTGCGACCGATGACGCTGCCGTACCCTCTGGCACTGCGCTGTCTTCTTGTCGTTGCCGTGGAGTCGGCGATGCGCCTTCGTGAGCTTTACACGCTGACCATCGCCCAGATTGACCTGGTCGCGAGGACGGTGTTTTTGGACAAGACCAAGAACGGAGACAAGCGGCAGGTTCCGCTCAGCTCCGTCGCTTTGGCAGAGTTGAAGGGGTATATCTTGATCGTGCACGGAGCCCACCCCAGGCCCGATGCATTGGTATTCCCATTCTGGGACGGAGACCAGGCGTCGTTGCCAGATGTCAGCGACTATCTTTCGAAGCTCTTTATTGACATCTTCGAGCAAGCCGGCGCCGAGGACTTGAAATTCCACGACTTGCGGCACGAGGCCACAAGCCGTTTGTTTGAGAAGACAGTGTTGTCAGAGACCGAAATCATGAAGATCACGGGTCACAAATCACATCGGATGATGATGCGCTACGCCAATCTTCGAGGATCGACGCTTGCGGATCGGCTTTGGTGAGGCGTCACCGCCAGTCCGTTTTTTTGTCTGCTCGTAGATCTCCCTGAACGCGTACGCGACGACTTCCGCCCGCACCATCACCCACCCCGGCCGAGCTTGCCGGCTGCGAGCTTTCCGTCATCGATCATCTTCAATACTGTTTTGGGGTGGACCCTCAGGATTCGTGCCGCTTGCTTGACGTCCGCCGTGGGTTCTTCGTTCTCTATTGCGGGGTCTGTTTGTGCCATTGACACCTCCAGAAAAATGAAAGCCCGCCAAGATGGCGGGCTGGGGTTGTTGGTGTGCCGGGGCTATCCCGGCGGGGCTGGCGCATTGGCCCGGGCCGCGGCGCGCTGGCTGACCAGGCGCACGCAGTCCGCGCAGACGTGGCAGGCCCGGAAGGGCCGGGCGCCCTCGGCCGGCTTGTCCCTGTCGCACACCATGCAGTGCACAGTGGCCAGGTCGGCGAAGGTGAGGCGCGCTGGGCGGCCTTTGGTGGGTCTCTTCATGGCTTGATGCCGGTGGCGGCAGGAGCGCCCCAGTGGGCCAGGGCTTCGTCGGGCAGCTTGCGCCACTCGACAGGCTCCAGAAGTACGTATGGCCAGGCCCACCCGCCGCAATTAGAAGTTGCTGTAATCCACGCTCCGTCTGCGACTCGCCCCTTTCGGCTGCGCAAAAGCACAGGCGTACCGTCCTTTGGCGCCGTTTCGATCGGCATCCACCCGTCTGCATCTTGAGTGGGGGCGCGGCGGCCCTCTTGCCATGCATCCCAGGCGCAGTGGACGTGGTAGCTCAAGTAATTCCCCGGCCAGGCGGAATTCTCCGGATGCCGCATCATGTCGAATTCATAGGGTGGCGCGGAGAACACCGCCTCGAACGCCGCGCGCTCGGCCTCCAGGCCCGGGGTGGTGTCAGCGCTCATAGCGATCTGTTCCTCACGTCAATAACGGTTTCGACTTTCGCCTTCGCGGTCTTGATTCGGCCTTTCAGGCGCGCCTCTTCGCGTTTCAGCGCCTCCACTCGCTCCAGACCTTCAGATACCTTCTGCCGTACGTGCCGGTGGTCATCCCATGCAAGCTGGATGCGGCGCACCTCGTTCTTGAGGAAGTCGAACGGGTCGAAGACCTTGTTGCACTTCGCGCACAGCACCGTCCGTGAATGCTCGTTCAGGCTGATCTTGTCGTGGGCGCAGTAGCCGAACGGTTCGCGCACCAGGTTCAAGGTCTGCTCTGGCACCTCGGCGCCTGGAAACATGCGGATGTTGTCGGTGGTGTCAGCGCTCATGCTGGGCTCCATCCTTAATCTGGCTCGCGACCCAGGCGCGCATGTGGGTCCATCGACTTCGGGCGACCTCGGCGTGGTCAATCGTCAAGCACACAGTGCGCCGGTGACGCTCATAGCCGTAGGGGTTCCGGAAGTGGTGAGGCGGCATCGGCCCGCAGATCTCCACGTCCACCCATCGGTGGGTATCGACGCCCTCGTCGTTCTCGAAAGCGATCTCCCGGGCCATGGCCGGCGCGATGCCAAACAGTGAGGCCACCGCTTCCCAGTCCTCCGGGTCCACAGTGCGTATGTCGAGCCCCCGGGCCTGGCCGAGCACGCCGAGCGTGCAGAACTCGCCATCTGCCGTGACCAGAGATTCGCCGATCAGGGCTTTCTCGGGCATAGCATCGAGGGCGGTGAGGATCTCGCGCAGGGCCGCCTGCCCACGCTTGCCAGCAAGGGAGCGGGCGACGGCACCACGCCAGAGCCCACCTGTGCCGTCCTCGTCGTAGTCGTCGGTGTATCCGCTGCGGCTCATGCCATCCCTCCTTCCTGCGGCCATTCGGCCAGTTGTGTGTCGTACCCGAGCATGAGCGGGTGTTTCGGATCGCCGCCCTTCGTCAGACCGAAGTGCCGAACCGGCTTGCCCGTGCCGCGCAGCAGCGACAGCAGTTCATCCAGTTCGTTGTGCATGGCGCGCGGCACCTTCCCGCGGTCGCCCCAGCAAGGCACCAGCACGTCGGCCTCGGCGGCCATCGCGAGGACGTGGCGCTGGTTCTCGCGGCCCACGTCCAGCCAGCGGGTTGCCGAGGCTAGCGCCCGCACATCGGTGGAACGAAGTGGCCACACGTTGCCTACCACCAAGCGGGACGCGCCCCAGCGCTTGCAGAACCCGATCCACTTGCGGACGGTAGCGTCGTCCAGGTTCGCATCGGCCGTGCTGGGGTTGATGCCGAAGAAGGCATACACCGGCCCGTCCATGGCTATCTGGCGCTCTAGGCGGTAGCGGTACAGGCCGCACGGGGAGAGGACGGCGCTCATGCTCCACCGCCTTCCTGCCGCGCGCGGGCGGCGGCCCGGTCAAGGCTCTCCAGTTCGGCGATCAGCAGCGCGGCGGCGCGAACATAGTTGCTTCGGTCGTCGCGCGGCTTCCACCACTCCGGAGCCCACGGCCACATCGTCGGCGTTGGGTAGGTGTTGATCGTTGCGTAGCAGCCGGCCGCGCGCGCCATCGTGCCGGGCGGGTACTGATCGTCGTGCTCCGATGTCCAGCCCTCGGCCTCCACCTGCCGGCGGCGCTCGGCCAGCACGTCGCGCGCGGCTTGGGTCAGCCCGTCCTCTGCCTCCTGAGTGGGGGCGGCGGCACCGATCAGTGCTGCATGGACGATGGTCGATACCGTGCTGACGTGCATCGCTTCGGCGCCCGCCCGGTTGACGTTGACGAAATAGTCGCCGTCACGGTGGTACAGCAGTCTCCCCAGGATCTCATGCGCGTGATCCACGGCAGCTTTGTGCACCGCCTCGGCCGGCGCCACTGCTGCGGCGGGTGCCTGGGACGCGGCGGCGAGCGAACGGAGCGACCTCACCCCTCGATCGATGAGCGCGGCCCGCGAGCACATTTCCGCGCTCATGGCTTGGTTGCCTTCGTACATCAGATCAGATGCCAGTTCATCCAGATCATTGATCAGGTAGGCAAGGTCTTCGGGCACTGCTCCCGCATCCGCCTGGGGGCGCGGAGCAGCGTCCAGCCAGGGGCGCAGTTTCCGGAACACGGCCTCCTCGAAGGCCCTGCCGATGTGGAGCAAGTGCTCCGCACGCACATTCCGGCCCGTAGCGGAGGATTCTGGTTGGATGCCCAGCGTTGCGTCCGTGCGGCGGCACGCTTCCATGTACGCCTCTTGGATCTCGGGATCGGAGAGGAGTCGGATGCCGGCGGGCTCGGCCTCCTGGGCGGCCGGTGCGATAAGTGCGGCGCGCACATCGGACAGCCTGACCCACTGGCCTCCCTCCTTCTGTGCCATCGCTGCACCGGTAGCCTTGAGCCGCCCCCGGTCTTCCTTGATCACGACATCAGGCTCGTAAGTCTTCAGGGCGGCGAGATGCGTATCAGCGCCGCACGGCGTCGCCATCTCGGGCTCGGCCTCCTGGGCGGCCGGTGCTGCGAGAGCGGCGCGGAGGTAGTGGCGCCACCAGAAGCTACCCTTCTCGCCAGCCGGCGGGCCATCGCCAAACCAGACGCCGCAAAGCGGGCCTTCGCCGCACAGGTACTTCACGACCGTCTGCAGGTCGGGGGTTGCCGCCGGGGCGGACGTGGTGCGGGCGTCAGAAGCCATCGAATTCTCCCAGCGCGTAGTAGTCGCGCAGCAGCATGGTTTTGAAGGTGAGGCGGTAGGCAGGGCTCTCGTCGCCCTCGTGATCCGCCTTGCTGTCGTCCAGGCTCTCGATGTGCTGCGCCAGATCCGCCACCGGCACGGTCAGGGTGATGCCGTCCAGCTCGATGCAGGCCACGCGGATCATGGGCATTTGGTGGCGGATGCCGTCGGCCTGGACTGCGTTCACGGGCGCGGCGGCCGTGGTGGTGTTCTCGGTCATGGTTCACTCCCTGAAGAAGACGATCCAGTGCGTGAGGCCTCGCCGACCGGAGCGATGTCCGAACAGGGGCCGCGCGGGGAAAAGGGGTTGGAGTTCGGAAATCGGGACCTGCGTCTCGTTCCACTTGAAAATGAGCGTGCCGCCGCGAGCGAGGACCCGCCAGCATTCGGCGAAGCCCTGCCGGATGTCCTCGCGCCAGTCGGGCCCGAGCTTTCCGTACTTGGCGGCGAGCCAGGATCGCGGGCCGGCACGCACGAGGTGCGGCGGGTCGAACGACACCAGGCGGAAGGCGGCATCTGAGAAAGGCAGCGCGCGGAAGTCCATGAGGAAGTCCGGCTCGATGTGCAGCGTGCGCGTGCCGTCGTCGCGGTGCGAGCGGTCCGTCACGGTCAGCGTCTCGCGGCGGCAGTCGCCGAAGACCACCCGTGGGTCGGCCCGGTCGAAATACATCATCCGGCTGCCGCAGCACGGATCGAGCACGGGCCGCGTGGCCGCGTCGTTGGTCATGGTGATCCTTCAGAAAGGTACGTCGTCAGAGGGGTGGCGCCAGCGGAGCGGGACCGTCAACGGGTCGGTGCGTTGCGGGTACTGCTCTTGCAGATCGAAATAGCGCTGCACAAGCAGTGGCGGTGTGCTGCGCCAGCCGGGCATATGCGGCAGCAGCCGCGCAAGGTGAGAGGCTCGCTTGTACTTGGCGCGCGTCCAGCGGAAACTGCCGGCGGTGGTGATGTTCATGCTTGCTCTTTCAGTGCGTTGATGACATCGGCCGCGACCGGTGGGCACACGGCATTGCCCAGCATGTGCAGCGCTTCCTTGTGGCTCTCCGGTAGCAGGTAGTCGTCGGGAAACCCCATGGCGGCCTGGGCTTCGCGGCGACTCAACATGCGCATGCAACCCCCGCGCACCACAGCCCAGCGGTCCAATGTGGTGATCGTCCCGATGGGGCGGGCGAGGCTGCGGCCAGTGAGGCCCGATCCGCTGCCGTAGTAAGGGATCAGGAACCGGCCGCACTGCAGATCGCGGCGGCCCTGGAAGATGCGGCGCAGGGTCGCGGCACTTCGGCCGGGTTTGCGGATCGGGGACCACTTCCCGGCATTGAAATCGATGAAGTGGCTTGCTCCCACGTGATCGCGGCGCGGCAGGTTCAGCAGCAGCGGGGCCTTGCTGCGAGTGGCCACCAAGAACATACGCACGCGGTTCTGCGGGACGCCATGGTCCGCGGCATCGATCATGTGCGGCTGGAGCGCGTAGCCCATCGCCTGCATGGCATGGGCCCAGGCGGGAAACAGCTTCCATTTCAGGAACTCGGGGACGTTCTCCACCACCGCTGCCGCTGGTCGATGGAACTCCAACGCGCTGACCACGGCCCAGGCCGTGGCGCGGCTTGCGTCATGCTGCGGGTTGCCCGCGGTCTTGCCGCGTGCATCGCTGTGGCCCTGGCAGCACGGCGACGCCAGCAGCAAATCGTGCGCCGGCACCATGGCCCAGTTCGCCTGCTGCAGATCTTGGCAGGCATGGATGGTGGTCGGATGGTTGCGCGCGTGTACCTGCACGGCTGCCGGCCAGTGGTTCGCCGCCCACACCACCGGCACACCTGCAAGGCGCGCGCCTGTGGAGAATCCGCCGGCCCCGGCGAAGAGGTCGGCCGCCTTCATACGGTGGCTTTCACGGAGGGCGCGACCGGTGTTGGAGCAACCCTCGCGTCGGGCAGGTGCGTCGGGCAGTCAATTCCGGGAGTGAGTACCGCTGCGGCGTTGTTGTCTTTCCGGAAGTGCATGAAGTGCTTTCTGCCCAGGGCGGGCGCGAGGTTGGAGAAAGGCCGGCATGCCGGCAGCGTTGTAGGCATCCCAAAGCGCTTGGCCTTCGGCGCAGCGAGGGCGAGTGCCCTGGGACGGTCCTGCGCCACAGCAGGTGGAGCAGTTGAAGTGGTGCTCCCGGTAGTTCCTGGCCGCCGTGGCCCAGTCCTTCTCCGCTTCCTGCGTTGGACTTGTGACTCGCTCGATGTGATCAGGAATTGGTGTGCTGTGGTCACGCGGCATATTCCTGCTCCGTGATCTCGCACTGCAGCCCGCAAGCCGGGGGTGATAGGTCGCGCCGCGCTTTGCCGGGAGGTATGTCGCGCAGGCTGTAGCGCACGCCCGTTTTGCGATCGCGGAACAGGTAGGCGCCTGGGCCGATGCTTTCCTGCACTTGGCAAAGCCGCTCGAACTCCTCGGGGAAGTCCTCGCGGATGGCGCGGAAGTAGCCCTCGCCACCCTTCACGCAGCCGATGCAGTTGGCGTTGGAGTAGCCAAGGCGGTACATCGTCGGCAACTCGATACCCGCGCGCTCGACCATGGCCAGGCAATCTTTCTTGCCCAGCCCGCGTTCGATGAGCGGCGCGACCACAGTCTTGTCCGGGTTCCGCTCTCGGAAGTCTTCGAGGCGGTCTTCCTCCTCGGCCGTGTAGCCGAAGACCATCACGTCCCCCGGCTGGCGCCAGGAGTCGAGCAACTTGCGCTTCAGCTCTGCCGTGCAGGGCGCGCCGTACCGCGATTTCATGAACTGCTTGCGGCGGAAGACTTCGATCACGGACGCGCCGTATCTCTCGTTGCGCAGCACCGTGATGGCCCGGCCGAACCAGCGTTCGCAGTCAGCCAGGAAGCGGCGGTTGTCCGGGTGCTCCTCCTGGACGTACGCGTTCAGGATGTGCACCTCGTGGCTGGCGCCGTACTGGGCGAGCGCGATCTTCGTGGCTACGGCCGAAGCCGCGCCGCAACTGAATTGGCAAACGATGCGGACCATGGTGGACTCCTGTGGTGTGGATCAGTGCCCGCAGGGCAGGCCTCGGCCCTCGGCGGGCCGGTGGGGCTCGGGACATGGGGCTCCAGAAACGAAAAAGGCCCGCGGCTGTGGGCGGCGGGCCTGGGGTTGCTACGATTTGCTCCTCTGTTGGAGGAGCTATGAAAGAAGAATTGGGTACGTGGGGCGCTGTCGTCGGAATGGCTGTATTGGCAGTGCTGTTTGGTGGACTTGTGTTGGCGATCTATCCGGGGTGGGGCCCCATCAGGGCTCTTTTACCCAGCGTTACCACCGAGATAAAGTTGGTCGAAACGCTTTCTGCGGTCGGGACTTGGGCGGCGGTAGTCGCCGCGCTCTATCTTTCCCAAAAGGAAACCAGGAACCGACGAGATGAAGAACGTTTACGTGCACAGCTTCACGCAGCCCGGTTGGGTGTCCGGTTGACATACGCAGCAAAGACGCTTAACCGGACATTCCAGTTGTTTGGGTTCGATGACCCATTTGCCAGTGCAAGAGAAAATCAGGGGCAGGAATTCCAGCGACTTTGCGAATCACTGCGGGAGCCGATATTCGAGCCCACATCGGAAGACCTGTGCGCGCTGCTACCCCTTCCCGGAAGGTGCGCTCAAAGGATAGCCAGAGGTTACGATCTGCTTTCAGACGTGAGGCGTCAAGTTCTTGACGACTGGAAGCAGTCCATATTCCAAGATGCCACCACGGCAGCGCGAGCAGAAATGCTATCCCGTTGGTTTAAGCTGCTGGGTTTCTGCGCGACCCTCCTTCTCGTCGCCAGCGACCAGGTGCGCAGGGAGGCCGAGGCCGGTGCTCCGCAGCCGTCCTTCGACGAAGCGATTGACGTACCGTGGTGATCGATGAAGAGCTGACTGAGCGGGAGATTGCGAGTCAACGCGCGAATCCTGCTGATCAAAATCAGGGACAGGGGCTCGCCGGTCGCGCCGGGTTCTCTTGCGGAGGCTCATGGCCGGCGCCAGACCTGCTTTTGCGCCGAGAGGAAATAGAGGCCGAGCGTCGTGTGGGCTGGAGCGGCACCGAGCTGGTAGGCGGCCTTAATCGAGAGAGACAGGACAGTCATGCGCATGGCTTTCTTCCTTCGAATGGTTGGGATACGTCGATTGCGTACACCTCGACCGGTTCCGGGCCGAAGTGGCGATGGGTGATGGTCGTTTCGCGCATGCCCCGCCATGCGCGCTCGATGCGGCGCTCGTGGTCGTTGGCTGCGGGATAGCCGAGGGTCAGGACGATCCGGTCGAACGTCTTGCCCTCAAGACGGCGGCGCCAGAACGGCTTCCGCAGGCGGAACTCCTCCTGCTTGGTGCCGTTCTTGATGGCCCAGAAGAACTCGTCCTTCACGGGCAGAATGAGCGTGGTCACGATGCGCCGCCCCCCACCGACGCGGAAACCGGGTGTCGCATCGCGAAGTAAACGCGCATGCAGGCCCGGACATCACCCATGGCGCTGTGGGCTCCTTCCACCGGCCCGCCGCACAGCAGTTCGTGCGCTTCCGCCAGGCTGGCCGTCTTACCTTTCATGCCGCGTGCCTTGCGATGCTCGGTGAGCAGCGGCGTGGCGGTGGCCTGCGTGCATTGCCTGGCGCCGGCCTTCCAGAGATCGGACATCGCCACCTCGGCACCGGGCGCGCGCGGGTCGATGTAGCGCTTGATGGCGATTCGCAGGATGCGCGCATCGAAGGATTCGTTGTGCCCGATGCGTGCTCGCTGGTTCCACAGCGCCAGCAGCATGTCCACCGCGACGGGCTCGGGGACGCCAACGCGCGCGGCCGTTTCTGTGGTGATGCCATGCAGCTGCGCGACATCGTCCGGGATGGTCCAGCCGTCGGGGCGGACCACCACGTCCATGCTCGCGACCTCCCGCCGGGTGTCCAGGTCCACTAGGACCGCAGCCAGCTGCACGATGTGCGGCTGTGCAGGGTCTTCGCTGGGCTGGCTGTAGAGGGGAATGCCCGTGGTTTCGGTGTCGTAGAAAAGGGCCAGATTCATGGGTTGCTTTCGTCGGTTGAAGGGGGCAGGGGATCGGTGGGTCGCCGCCGCCGGCTTGGAAGCGTCGATGCGATCGAGCGCTGAATTTCCAGAGCGATGGCCTCGACCTCGGCGTCCGATGTGCCGAAGCGCGATGCCTCCAGCGCGACGCTGTAGGGATTGCGGTGGCAGTACGGGGAGTCCGGCCGGTGGCGGTAGTGGTAGCCCCCGCAGTCGCAGAGCTTGTGGCCGCTGTCGCGGAGGTGCTGGGTGAACAGGCCGTAGTCACGGCGTCGCGTCCGGCACTCCGGACACCTGAAGAGGAATGCCATGGAGTTCCGGGCGAAAAAAAGCCCGGGTCACTGGGGCGACCCGGGCTGGGGAGGGCAGACGGAGGAGTTATGCAGCGATCTTGAGGAGCGCGGCCGTGGGCTCTTGGCCGAGCGACTTCATCAACTCCACCATCGAGCGTGCGACGACTGCCAGCGGATCAGCCGGCGGCTTCCAGTGCTCCGGCTCAGCCGTCTCCGTGGCCTCCATCAGCATGCGGGTCGTTTCATCCGAGACGGGATCCCCGTGCTCGCGGGAAACCAGCATCGAGAGCGCATCGAAGCTCGGGACTTCCTGCAGGTTGATGGTCTTCAGCCACACGCACAGCCGGAAAATCTCGGCCGGAAGAAGATCCTTCGCACCTTCGGCTTTCGCGGCTGACGGCGGCTGGGGTGCGTATGGAGGGGGAGATACTGGCGGCATGGCGGCCCCGGTCTTCGGCGGCTTGATGGGCATTCGTTTCGGTCCTTTCGTTTCGGTCGTTGATGTCGGAACCTCCGTGGGGGCTGGGTTCTGCTTGGCGAAGCGACGCATTTCGCTCAGTTCGTTCAGATCCCCGCGGACGTCGTTGCGCTGCGCGCTCGTGATCGAGAACTTGCGAACCACGCCGTTCGGAGCGCGTGCCTCCAGCCAAACCCGCGAACCGTCCCTGGAGTACCTGACAGGATCGAGACCGGCCTGTGTCGCCATGGACACAATGTCCTTCTGGCGGCGCTCCATCACTCGCCCCTCAGGCCCGTGCGACCCTCGCCGCCCAGCGCCTCGATCAGGTCGGGGATCAGCTTGGAGAGTTCGCCCGTGGCGATCGCCACGTCGGCGTCGAAGCCCGCATCATCCTGGGCGCGGCCCTCGAATACGGTGTCGAGGAATTCGAGCTTGCGCAGCTGCTGGCCCTCGGTCAGCACGAACGACACGCGGTCATCCCATGTGAGTGCCAGTCGGGTGGGCAGCTTGCCTTGCCTGATGTGCTCCCGCACCTCTTGGATGTCCAGGGGGTGGCGGCCGTACCGGACCACGGCCTTCGATTCGTCGGCAGCCTTCAGCTCGCACTCGCGGTCCACGCTGAAGCCCTCCGGTGCCTCCTGCTCCTGCAGCCAGTAGGCCATGGCCGCCTGTGGTGCTGTCTGCGTGTCGAGCAGGGCAACGGACAGACCTGGCAGCGATTCCACCAGCAGCGAAACGACTTCATCGGCCCGGGCCTGGCTGCCAGTGTCGAGCACAAGCAAGCGCGCTTCCGCGTCGATCCACACCCACATGGATGCCTGCTTGGCGAAGGCCATCGGGAGGAGGTCGAGCTTCGCTTCCTCCTTCAGTTCTCGCGTTTCCTTGCGGCCGGGCTTGCGGCCCGTTTCCTTTTCGATGGCAGCGGCCTTGTCCTTGACTTTGCGCGCCAGCACTGCGCCCGGAACGCTCTTCGACTCGGTCATGAAGCGCAGGATCCACTGGCCGCCCACGGATTCGGCGAGCGCGCCGTGGGCCTCGCCCCGGGGCGGCACCCAGCCCAAGGATTTTTCCTGTGTGGCGCCGCACTCCACGAACGGAGCGCGCGCCAGGGCCTCTTCGAGCTGCGGTAGCTCGGCGGTCATCGCCACGATGCGGTAGATGATGGCGTTACTGAGCATCACTGGTCTCCTTTGCCGCGTCGATCGCAGCGCGCGCGTTGGGGAACAATCCGGGTTGATCCAGGCCCTTTTCGGGCCAGTGGACCCAGTAGCCCCGTGTCGCGGCATCCTCCGCGAAGTCGGGCTTTCCACCCTCGCACACGTATGCGCGCTGCTGGACCAGCCAGTCCAGGCGGGAGCGCTCTTGCTCCAGGTCGGACGCTGTGGGGCGTGGTGGCTTTGCCTTGGAGGGCGTGAGTTTCTTCCCGCCGGCCGCCTTCACGCCTTCGAGCTGGTGCTGCAGCACCTCGCCGGCCTTCTCGCCGTACTGGCGGACTGCCTGGGACGCCACGTTGGCGGACACCTCGCCGGACTGGACCAGTTGCTGCACGTCGGTATTGGCGTCGCCCAGGGCCAGGAGCTGGCGCACGCGCTCGGGTGTGCGGTTGATCTTCCGCGCAATGTCTTCCAGCGCCCAGCCGAAAGCGCGGAGGCGCTTCAAGATGGCGGCGGTCTGGAGGGGCGAAAGCGTCCGGCTCTCGGCCGACGTGATGATGCGCAGCGTCCGGTCGGCGTCGTTGCCCTCGAAAGGGATCGTCAGGACGTACACGCGGCCGTCCTTCGGGTCTGCGACGGGGATTCCCTTGGCGTCGGCCTGGATGTAGCCCTCGCGCCGCGCGTGGCCGTCCACCACGAACTTCCCGCCTTCGGGCCGGTCGCGCACCTCGATGGGGGGTAGCTTCCCGCCGTTCGCTAGATGGGCCACGATGCCGTCCACGCGTGCCTGAAACTCTTCAGGGGTTTCCGGCGCATTGAAGCCGGGTTCGACGTGCAGTTCCTGGATCCAGACTTTCACGAGGTCCGCGCGTTTGGCGGTGCCTGCTTCCAGCAGCTGGCGGTTGGATGACATAGCTTGTCCTTTCTCAGGCGGCCAGTTGCCGCATGCGGTGTTCTTCTGCTTCCACCTCCAGCAGGAACTGGAGGATGGCGCGCTCGTGCGCTTCGAGCCGGTCGGCGATTTCCTCGCGCTCAACGCGGCGGATGAACGTGGTCAGGCCCTTCGGCATGCGCGGGTCGTAGGACTGGAAATCGCAGAAGTCCGCGCCCGTTACCCACAGTTCGTGCACGATCTGCGGCATGTGCTCCGCCGGCACTTTTCCGGCCATGAGCCATGCGTAGTGGTTCTTCGACTTCGGGCTCTTAGATTCCCAGATCCCGCGCCGGCCGCGCTCCACCAGAAAGCCGTCAACGCTGGCGCCGGCCGCGATGTCGCGCAGATAGACGAAGCCGGCCTGCGCGATGTCGATGCCTCGCGCCACCTCGTAGGCCATGCGCGAGAACGGTTCCTGCTGCTTGCCCCAGGTCATGGCCTCGGTTTCGAGGAAGCCCAAGGGCGTAGGGCGGCCCGTGATGCGCTCCAGCACGAGTTCCATGCGGTAGCCGGACCGGCTCACGGCTTCTTCCATGCCATTGCCGCGCGCCAGGGCTCGGTGGGCGTTGGAACTGGTGACGCGGCCCAGCCGGTCCAGGAACCACTGCCGCGTGCCCTGGGCTGCATTGCAGACGATGTAGCGCTCGCTATGCATGTTGACCCTCCAGCGCCCGACGGCGCGCGTTGACGGCGCGCTTGATGGCTTCCCATCCGGTTACGTCGTTGGCCGCCGTGAATGCGTCGCCAGCCTCGTGGCGGACGCGATCCAGCTCATCGAGCGACCCCGCGTTGTTGACGTACACCAGCCAGCTGTCCAACACCGCCGCACTGTTACCGCCCTGGCTACCGGTCTCGGTGCCCAGCGGTGCGCCATCGTTGTCGAACTGGTCGATGGTCGCGAGACCGTAGGCCAGCAGCAGCGAATTGCGCTGCAGGTAAGAGCGGGCCGATTGGTCGCCCTGCAGTTCGTTCTTGCCGCCTGACGTGTCGCAGGGGCCGATCAGCGTGGCGGACTCGGAGTGTCCGGCGCTGTGCGTCACCACGCAGGTGATTTCCTGCTTCCCGTCGCCGGTCAGCGCTGGCACCCACGAGTGCGAAAAGCCGTGCTTCGTCGCGGCTTCGATGACTTCTTGCACCACGTCGCCGAGAGAGGCATAGCTGTATTCATGAATAGCGACGGAATCCTCGTCCACCGCCTGGCCCATCCGCTTGCGCAGGATGACCGGTGCCGACTTGTGCAATTCCAGCCTTGCGGCCACGAATGCCAGCCGGCGCTGCTCGGCGTCGAATTCGCGCTGCCGCTCCAGGGCCGATTCAGCCTGCTCCATCGTCATACCCAGAGCCATGGCCGAAGCCAGCATCGCCATGGGGCCCGCTGGCAGCGGTGCGTATGGAGTGACCTCGCTCATGCCGCCACCTCTTCCTGTGCCACCATCGCCATGGCGCGCTCGGCCTTCTCGACCCATTCAGCGCCGAACGTGTCCACCAGCAGGCCGCGTTCCAGCATCGCGAATGCGGAGGTCAGCACCTCCAGCATCAGCGGGCTCGCAGCATGCATGCGCTGCTGGGCGGCCTTGTCTTTGGCCTCGCGCGCCGCACGTTCATCGGCCTCGCGCTGTTCTTGTTCGCGGCGATCCTGCTCCGCCTGCCGGCGGGCCTGCTCAACGGCTTGGCGCTCTGCCTCGCGCTCCGCCTCCAGTGCGGCACGCTCGTCGTTGAGGCGCTTCTGCTCCCGCGCCCGCTCTTCCACCGCTTCTTGTTGCTGACGTTCGAACGCCGCACGCTCTTGCGCCAGCTGATCCGCCGCTTCACGCTGCAGCCTGTCGGCTTCCTCGCGCTGGGCACGCTCCGCAGCCTCACGGACCTGCCGCTCCAGCTCCTCGCTGGCCTTGCGGGCTTCTTCGGCGCGCCGAAGGGCGGCGCGTTGTTCTTCCAGTTGGGCCTGCAGCACGGCGGCGGCCTCGGCCTGGGCCTTGAGGTCTGCCAGCCGGTTCCCGGTCTGCAGCTTGAGCTGCATGGCCTCGCCGGCACGGTCACCGAAGGCGTCCACCGTGACATCGACCGCGAGCACAGAATCCATGAGCTGCTGGATGCGCTCCGGTGTGGTGCCCACGGCCTGCAGCACAGCGTCACGCATCGTGTCCATGTCCCGCTGGATGCGCTCGGCACGCTCGCGCGCAACGCGTTCCCTCTCTGCCTTCTCCTCGGCCTTGCGGTCTTCTTCGGCTTTGATGACGTTGTGGATGGGCGTTTCGAGCGCCAGCAGAGCCTGCGTGATGCGATCACCCTCGCTGTCTATGTCGCGGCTGATCTGCGTGAGCACTTCCTTTTGCGCCTTGACGATGTGGGGCACCTTGTAGCGGCGCTCGCGGATGTCCAGGCGAGCACGCTTCGCTGCGTCCATGCCCTTGGTGGTGCTGACGTCGTAGTTGGCGTCGGCGTACTTATCCCGCAGTGCGGCGATGCCCAGGTCAACGGCGCTCAGCTCGGCCAGCGCGGTAGAACGGAGAACTTCAACGGCCGTGGCGCCGTCCATGTCGATCACATCGGAGGTCATGTGGTGGTCCTTGGAAGAAGGTGGTCAGTTGGCGGCGGGCACGTTGCGCAGGCAGCGCAGCGTCTTGTCATCCAGCCACTCGGGGGTTGCTTGGGGGCCGCAAACTCGCTGTCCGGCCCAGTCGCGGCTGCTGATCGCCTCCGCGTCTTGCTTGTCGGCCTCGGCATCTTCGTAGCCAGTCGCCGCGATGGCGCCGAGGCCAATGGCGAGAAACGAAGCGATGGCCCAGGAAAGGAGGTGCTTCATGCCGGCTCTCCCTGTTCGATGGAATCAGGATCCAGGCCGGCGCCGACGGCTGCAGCTTCCGCCGGAACCCGTTTCTCGCGCTCCGCATCCATCGCCTCGGCGATGGCGCCACGCACGTTGCCTCCGCTGTTGCGGACGTCGATGCATCCACCGTTGCGCAGGTAGATGGCATCGACGCCGTGGCGGTCCAGGAAATCGAGGATCTGCGCATCTGAGGGGCTGGCGTCTTCCGCTGCGCGCTCGGCCTGGATGCGGCGATTGGCCCGCTGTGCGGCGGGCATGTCACGTATGAAGCGAGGAGGGATTCTGCTCAGGGATTGCATATGGCTGGTCCAGAAAAAGGAAAGCCCGCTGTTGCGGGCTGGTGGGGTTTGCTTGGCGGCGATCAGGACGTGTGCTCGATCGCCAGAAGGGACTGGATCTGTTCATCGATCTGCTGAATGGTGCGGACGAACTCGGCGCGCGCCGTCTCCCTCTTCGCCTGCAGGTTTTTCACCATCGCGGGGCGGATGTCGAAGTTGTCCGGCACCTCGACTTCTACGCACCCCTCGCCCACGACCACCGTATCGGGCGAGTATTCGGGGCTGGGCTTCCACACCTGAAAGCCGACGATGGACTTTCCTGTGTTCCTGTCGTGCATGACGGTGACGTAGCCTTTGACGATGTGCTTGGACATTGCGTGCTCCATTTGTGGCCCGCTGGGCGGGCGGGTTGAATAGAAGGGCCGCTGCCCGATGGGCCGCCGTGCAAAGTAGGGAGGAGGGTAGTTGCGCTGCACGGCGCGGCATGAAGACCCGAGGGCCTGCGAAAAAGAAAACCGCTCGGTGCGCCCCAATAGAGAGGGAGGGAGGAGACAGGACGCGCGGTTTGAAAACTGGTTGCGGATCGCTCTCGCAAGCCCTGGGGCTTGCGGCAGGGATCAGAGAGCCGTGACGCACCCGGCGCGCGTCTTGAACGACTTTTCGTCCTTGTCCTTCGGCGTGATCGTGAGCCAGTCGCCGTTGTCCTTCTTCTCGCACTTGGACACGGTGCCTTCCACTTCGCGGGTGTTGCGCATGGTGCGCGCCTTGACCTTCTGTCCGACCTTGAAACTCATAGCTGTAGCCCTCCTGGGGCAGGTAGTTGCACAAAGCAGAAGACACGGAAAGCGCCTTCTGGTTTGTGGGCCCCCGAAGGGGCTCGCCGGCCTCTGGTAGCCGTGCAGCCGCATCAACATGCAGCACCGTTGGTGTTCGGGTTGAATTCCTTTTCTTGGACCACCCAGGCCCTCAGCGCCGTATTTCGAGCCGCCCTCGCTGGCGGGTGGACCTGGGGCTGGAGAGACGGCGCCACTGTCCTAGGGCCTCAGCTACGGTATGCCTTCGCTGCTCTCGTGATTGCCTTGCTGCCGTCTGATGCTCTTCGCTGCGGCATGGACGAATTGAACCACGGTTCAAACTTCAATGTCAACCAAAGTTCAACTGCGCGCGAAAAAAAAGCCGCTTCGAGCGGCTGGGTTGAACTTGCGGGCAGCGTCAGATGCGTTCACTCTGCTTGTGGACTATCTCGCCCACCAGCTTCACACCCTCGTGACACACCTTACGCGGGTAGCGTGTCTGGTCCGGGTTGTCGGAGGTGAGCCACCACTGCCCGCCGTCACGCATGAGGCGCTTGATGACAAGCTCACCTTCATAGTTGATGGCAAAAACGACGCCATCCTTTGGCGTGTCCACCTCTGTGTTCACGATGACCGTATCCCCATCATGCAGACCCGGCTGCATGCTGTTGTTACCTACCCTCACCGCAAACAGCTTCTCGGGCCGAAGGCCCCGCCCCTCGTACCACTGGCGCTGGAACACGATTGGGGCGCCTTCCTCGTCGTGGTACTCAATTCCGAAGCCGGAGGCTCCGGCAGACAACTTGAAGGCCACCCGACGGACGGCCGGATAGTCGGGGTTGTTTTCAAGGTTGATAACGGGTGGAGGGGACACGCCCGCCTGCGGACTCTCTGGATGCTTGTCTCCTTTGCCAGTGGCGAGCCATTCCGGACGTACCCCTAGCAACTCGGCCGCCTTGAGGTTGTTCCTGGTCCCGAAAGCGCCACCGTCGCGGACCTTTGCGACAGCCTGATAGCTCACCCCAAGGGCGGATGCGAGCTGCTGCACGCCCCAGCCTCGGGCGTTCAGTTCAGGCTTGATTCGATCCCAGCATGTTTCAACCATAGTTGTAATGGTATATGCCCTGGCATGAACCTTGGTTGACTTTATTGATTGAACCGTGGTTCAATGGTGCGCATGTTGAAGACCAAAGCCATTGAATTGCTCGGCGGGACCACTACCGCTGCAGCGGAAGCCATGGGCGTGTCCTACCAAGCGGTGGACAAATGGCCGGATCGCCTGCCCAAGCGCATCGCTGATCGCGTGCTCGGCGTCTATGCGCGCAAGCACCTGCCGGCGGATGTGGTCGCGCAGTTGGACGCTGATGACGAACAACTGGAGGAGTCTGCCAATGGCTGATCCCATTCGGAAGCTCACCCCCGAACTGCTCGCAGAGCGAGCCAGAGAAGCCGCCCGCCAGGGTGTTCCCCTCGAAGAGGCCAACCATCACGAACCAGGTTCCACGCTGTGGGTGGAGTTCAACGCGGCCTACATGGACGAGTTCTCGCCGGAGGCTGGGTGAACGAGTTTCCCGAACCGCTGACCCCGGCAGACTGCGACCTTTCCGACTTCGCGTTCATGCCGCTCGATGTCGCGCGGCTGCGCGACAGCGGCATGGCCTCGGACGAGACGCCGGAGGTGTGCTGGGCGGCCGTGCTGCTGTGGGCTGCGGCCTGGCACCAGGTGCCCGCCGGATCGATCCCCGACAACGAACAGTGGATCGCCAAGCAGGCGGGCTACGCACAGCGCGGCAGGATCTCCGAGGACTGGACTGCCGTGCGCGACGGTGCGCTGCGCAATTTCGTCATGTGCGCGGACGGCCGCCTCTATCACCCGGTGGTGGCCGAGAAAGCTCGCGAGGCCTGGAAGGCGAAACTTCTGCAGCGCTGGCGGACTGAGTGCGCGCGCATCAAGAAGCACAACGATCGTCACCCCGGCGCCAACGTGCCACGTCCCTCGCATGAGGAGTGGTTGTCCATGGGATGTCCTGCGGGACAGCCGCTGCATGTCCCCAAGGACATCCCCCACCCCGAGAAGGGACAGGGGGGCAATGTCTCGGGTGAAACGCTCTCCAAGGGACAGGGAGAGGGACAGGGACAGGGAGACCTTTATTCCGTACCTAAAGGTACGGAGGGCAACCCCCCTCCCGCCGCTCCAGCACCGCCTGCGAAGCCGAAGACGCCGGAGGAAATGGCGAAGGCCGAGCTTTGGCGTGCCGCCGTGTCGGTGCTGGAGCACGGCGGATGCCCCGCGTCCCAGTGCCGGACCTTCATGGGGAAGCTGGTGCAGGACTACGACTTTGCCGTGGTGCAACAGGCCGTCGCCAACGCGGTGACGGCCCAGCCGGCAGACGCTCGCGAGTACCTGCGAGCCGCGTGCATGCGGATCAAGGGGGAGCGGCCGAATAAGCAGCAGGCGATGGAGCAGCGCGGCATGACCACCGCCAAGACCTGGGCGAAAGGAGGGCGCAATGCGTGACGAGGACCGCGAAGACTTTGCCGTGATGGTGACCGCGACGATGGCCTACTACCGGCAGGACATCAGCGATTTCGTGCTGGACGTGTGGTGGAACGCGTGCCGACCGTTCGACTTCGAGCAGATCAAGAAGGCCATCAACCGGCACATTGCGGACCCCGAACATGGCAAGTTCCCTATCGGGGTGGCCGACGTGGCGCGGCTGCTGCAAGGCACCGCCACCGACCGCGCGGCCGTGGCCTGGGGCAAGTGCCACGATGCCATGAGCCGCGTGGGCGCGTGGCAGAACGTGGTGTTCGATGATCCGGCAATCCACGCGGTCATCGAAGACCTCGGGGGCTGGTCCAAGCTCTGCCGCATGCCGCTGCCAGAAATGGGGCACGTGCAGCACCGTTTCCTGGAGGCACACCGTGCCTACACGCGGCTCGAATCGTTCGACTACCCCCGCATGCTGCAGGGGGCGGCTGACGGCGCGGGCGAGTACGCAAAGTACGGCCTGAAGCCGCCGAAGCCCGTGATCGTCGGCGACGTGGAGCGCGCGCGCCTCGTGTACCAAGGCGGCAGCAAGGCCGGCAAGACGGCCATCACCACCAGCATTACCGCGCTGCTGGCATCGCCAAAGGCTCGCCTTGCCATGGGGGCTACCGATGTCTGAGCACACCCGCGAAAGCGTGCTGGCCGCGGTGCTCTCGGGCCCGACCAGATTCCAGGATCTCGCTGGCGACCTGGTGGGGCGCTACAGGAAGCCGCTTCGGCGCATCGTTGATGGCTTGGTGTCGGAAGGGCTCATCCGGTTGATCCATCTGGGGCGGGAGCAGAGCTACGTCGCCAAGGACTGGACGCCTTCTGAAAGCTACCTACTGGAGCGCATCTTCAATCGGTGCATCGAGACCGATGCCGGCTGCCTTGAATGGCAGGGACACGTGGAGCCCGAGCGCGGTCCGATGTTCCGCCCATCGTCGGAAATGCACCCCGTGTCCGCCCGTCGGATCGTCTGGTCGGGCATCAAGGGAAAGCGGATCGCCAAATACCGGTCGATCAAGCTCGCGTGCGGCAACGAAGCGTGTTTGCGTGTCGAGCACATGAAGTCGCAACCGCGGTTGACCGCCAAACGGGGAAAGCCGATCAGCAACTTGCACCGTGCTCACATCGCGGAGGGCCGGCGGAAGAGCCGCGCGAAGCTCGATTTGGAGGCAGCGCGTGCCATCCGTGCCAGTACCGAGACGGTTGCCAAAGCATCTAAGCGTTGGGGCGTCAGCGAGGCCACCATCAGCGCCATCCGGCTGAATCGCATCTGGAAGGAATACGACACGCCTTTCGCCGGCATGTTCACCGGGTTGCTTCAGCGGGGTGCCAAGCCATGAGGCAAGACTTCGAAACCGAGCGGCATCGCTGCGAAGTGCGCATGCTCATACGCGCCTACGAGAAGCCTGGCCGCGAGTGGGTGGTGGCCTACCTGAACGACCCGAAGGTGAAGGGGCGCCGTGCCGCGCTCATTGCTGACATTGCGGAGCAGCGGGAAAGGGGCAACGTGGGGAAGGAGGGCGTATGGCTGTGACCCGCCCCGTTGATCCGAACAAGGCCGTCGATTTCATGATCGGCAGCTCGAAGAAGTACGCCCAGGCAAAGGCCAACCGGGTCTTCATCGAGCAGTTCCGCAAGTCGAAGAAAGCCCTCCTGATGAACCAGTGCCAAGAGAAAGCCTACGCGGCGAAGGAAGCGTACGCGTACAGCCACCCCGAATACATCGAGCTGCTGGAGGGGCTGCGTGCGGCCACGGAGCTTGAAGAAGCGCTGCGCTGGCAGATGACAGGGGCGCAGCTGCGCGTTGAAGTCTGGCGCAGCCAGAACGCCAACGATCGCGCCCAGGATAGGACGCTCCGATGAAGCGCACCGGATTCAGGCGCCGTGAGCGCCCAGCGCCCGCACCCCAGGACCGCGAAAAGCGGTTGGAGGAGCGTGCCGCCCGGCTCATGGCGAGCTGCACGCCCCGGGCGTCCGTGCTTTCTGCCTGCGGCGCTTCCGCTGCGCCTGTCCCGAAAGAGGAGCTGCTGCGGAGCGAGGCGTACCGACGCGCCGTGGCCTCGCTGCCTTGCGCATGGTGCGGACTTGTCGGGTCCAGTCAGCACGCCCACGCGAACGAAGGCAAGGGGATGGGCATCAAGGTGGATGACCGCAGCGGCTTTCCGCTGTGCGCCCCGCGGCTTGGCGAGGAGGGGTGCCACGCAGCATTCGACCAATACCGGCTGATGCCGGGCGGCCGCGAGGCCCACCGCGCCGCTGCCGACCGCTGGGTGCGCGAGACCCAGGCGCAGATCCAGGCCCTCGGCCTGTGGCCACGGAAGTTGCCGGTTCCCCCGGCAGGAATTTATCGAGAGAAGAACAGGAGCACCCGGGCATGAACACGGACACCACCATTGACGACACCGAACAGCAACGGGCCACATCCAGCACCATGAAAGTCCTGGAGGCCGTGCGCGACCTTCACGGCCTGCAGCAGCTGGTGACCAGGGAGACGCTGGAGCAGGCCACGAACCTGCGCCTGCACGTGATCGATGAACGCATCCGCTTCCTCATCAACCAGGGCCTTGTGCGGCGCGATCAGCGCGGCGTGTACGTGCCCGTGGTGGCATGGCCTGAGTCTCGCGCCATCAGCAAGACGCTGTTGCCGGACGGTTCGGTCAAGATCGAAATCGGGGACGTGGTGCTCCTGCTCACGCCTCACGAGGACCGGATGCTCTCCCAGTTGCAGGCCGGCCCCCTGGCGCAGCTCACGGCCATTGAGGGCAACCGCCAAGCCGCCGAGGTGCATAGTGCGCTCGCCGACCGTGTCCGAGCGCTGGAGCGTGCGAAGCAGCGGTAGCAGCGGCCGGACCGACCATGTCCACAGAGCCCCCGCAGCCATGCCGGCGCGGGGGCTTTGCACATCCTAAGACTTCGACCTGGGGGAGGTGGGGGCTTCGTCAATCTTGCGACGCAGCCAACCCGAGCCACCCAGTTCCTTGAATTTTTCACGCTGCGCGACGGTCATCCGCGTGTTCACCGCCACCAGGTTTTCGCCAGACGGATCTATCGGTTTCCGGCCCGCGCCGGGCGCGCGTTGGCGCGGCTTTCCTTGTACATCGTCCATGCGCAATTCTAGCAATAACGTGCGTACAAAATAACCTGCAGCGCCTCCGGGTTATTGCTTGCGGGGCTAATTGTGTGCGCACACAATAGTGACATCGCAACAGGAGCTGGAAATGTCCACATCACGCATCCTCACCCAAGCCCAGGCCGAAGCTGTTTACAGCGCCATGTGCAACCTCAACAACGTGTTCATGCGGCTGGACGGCTGCGTGGGTACGGGCATCCGCTGTCATGAAGACGAAAACGGGGAGGTGTTCGTTTTTAAAACACTCGCTGGTCACACCGGCGGACCGCGGGAAGAGTACGCGAACCAGACTGCCTTCGCAGCCGCCTATGGACTGGGTTTCGTCCAGGGGGATGAGGTGCAGCATGGAGACTACAGGGGAACCATCGTCCGCCACTACTACGACGGAATGTGGGAAGTTCGATTTCCAGGCGGCGTCGCGTGCGTACCCGGGACAGAGCTGAAACCGGTATCGCGTCCCCTGTGACAAAAAACGCTGTCCCCAAGGACATTCCGAAGACGTACCCAGGGACAAACGAAGGACGTCCCTGCGACAATGACACGACAAGGAAGGGAAGGAAAATGGAAATCATCATCACCGAGCGCCACAGTGACGGAACCCCCGCCAACGCGCAGTCCAAGGACGGGCGGTACAGCTGGTTCTGGGGCGCGGACGGCTATATCAAGGACTCTCAGGCTGGCCGCTCGATCTACCAGATGGCATACCTGAAGCCGGGTTGGGGCTCCGACCCGCTCCCTGAGGACGTGGAGCGCGACGCTCGCGCCTTCTGGGCTGCGCTGCGCGAGGAGGAGCAGCGTGCAAAGGCGGTTCTCGAAGAGCGCAGGCGCGTTGCGCACGAGGCGGAAATGGCCCGGCTGCGCGCTGACGCACCGAAGATCGCAGAACGCGAGCGCCTGGCTCGATGGCACGACGAGGTTCAGAACGAAGGCGGAGAGGGATACAACCCCTATCGTCGTTGACGGAACCATGTGCCCAGGCGCCAGCCCCGGCGCCGCGCAACCTGTAGTGTTGGACAGGAGGCCAGCGAGCCAAAAGACTCGCGGCCATGCCGACACCCCCCGCGCGCAAGAGCGCGAAGCCCACCCCCGCCGCCAAGAAGGCAGCACCCGCCACCAGCAAGCCGAAGACGCCGGCCGCCAGGAAGCCGCGCGCCGGCAGCCCTGCGCCGGCATCGAGCGAGAAGCCGCCCAAGAAGGCTCGCGCACCCAAGAGCACCAGCACCCCCACTGCCGCTCCCTCCAATGCGCCCCAGGACGCTGACACGCACCCCGTGGTGCCTGCGCCTGCGTCGGCAAGCGCACTCGCAGTGAGCCCCAAGCAGCAGCGCTTCATCGACGAATACCTGATCGACCTCAACGGCACCCAGGCTGCCATCCGCGCCGGCTACAGCGCGCACACGGCAGCCGAACAGTCTTACGACCTCCTCAGAAGACCTCAGATCCAGGCGGCCATTGCGGAAGCGCGCAAGGCTCAGCAAGAGCGCACGCAGATCAGCGCGGACCGCGTGGTGCTGGAGGCCTGGAACATCGTCACCGCCGACCCGCGCGACCTCGTGCAGGTGAAAGTGGGCTGCTGCCGCTACTGCCATGGCGAAGGCCACAAGCGCCAGCGCACCCTGGCCGAATACAACACCGAGCGGTCCCGCTTTCGCGCCACTGGCGGAAAGGACGTGGACTGGGAGGAGGAGGGCGGTATCGGCTACTCGCCGCTGCGCGCTCCGCACCCGCTCTGCCCCGAGTGCCATGGCGATGGATGTCCCCGTGTTGTCCTCGGGGACACACGAAGCCTGTCCCCAGCGACACTCGCACTCTACGCAGGCGCCAAGCACGGCAAGCACGGCATCGAGGTCCAGATGCATGACAAGGGCGTGTTCGCCGAGAAGCTGTTTCGGCACCTGGGCCTGTACGAGAAGGACAACCAGCAGCAAACGGACCCGCTGGCCGCGCTGCTGCACGCCATTGCCGGCGGCGCCTCGAATGGCTTCGCTCCCAAGGCGGTGGATCCCGAAAGGCCCGTCGCGGGCGATCGGCCGAGCGCCTTCCTGCCGCGGCCCGATGCCGAGCGGGATTGACGGATGACCTACAGCGCGCCCGTCATCGCGGCTGAAACGCCGCTCCTGCCCCTGCCCACCGACGCGGCGGAGCTGGAGCGTTGCCTGCGCGATCCCGAGTGGCGGCTGTTCTCTGGATGCCTGTACAAAATCATCGTCAAGGGCGACGACAAGGTGGCCGCGGACGGCGTGATCGAGGAGGGAGAGAGCTTCGTCCTTCCGTTCAGGCCGAACCGGGCACAGCGGCGGTTCATGGCTCGCCTGTGGCACCGCAATGTGATCCTGAAGGCGAGGCAGCTCGGCTTCACCACGCTCATCGCCTTGGTGTGGCTGGACCACGCCCTCTTCAATGCGAACCAGCGTTGCGGGATGATCGCCCAGGACCGCGACGCGGCGGAGGCGATCTTTCGCGACAAGGTCAAATTCGCCTACGACAACCTCCCGGCGGAGATTCGGCAGCGGTTCCCCCTGGCCACCGACAGCAAGACGGAGCTACTGTTCGCGCACAACAACAGTAGCGTGCGCGTGGGCACGTCCATGCGGTCCGGGACGTACCACCGGCTGCACATCAGCGAGTTCGGGAAGATCTGCGCAAAGTACCCGCAGAAGGCCGCCGAGGTCATCACGGGCTCGATTCCCGCCGTGCCGCTGAATGGCATTCTGGTGATCGAGAGCACGGCGGAAGGCAAACAGGGCGAGTTCTACGACATCTGCAACCGCGCCCAGTCGCTGCACCACAGCTCGCGGCGGCTCACCGAGCGCGACTACCGCTTTCACTTCTTCCCGTGGTGGCAGGAGCCCAAATACACCATGGATCCGTCCATGGTCGCCGTCTCGCGCGAGCAGCACGAATACTTCGAAGAGATCGAGCAGACGATGGGCTGCAAGATCGACCCTGGGCAGCGCGCGTGGTACGTCGCGACGCTGGAGGCCGACTTCTCCAGCGCCGAGGAGCGCATGTGGCAGGAGTACCCGAGCACCCCGGAAGAGGCTTTCCAGGTGTCCACGAAGGGCAACTACTACGCCAAGGACATGGTGCTGCTGCGCAAGCGCGGCGGAATCACGGAAGTGCCGGTACTGGACCTGCCCGTGTACACCTTCTGGGACATAGGCAACTCGGACGGCACTGCGATCTGGTTCATGCAACTGCTGCGAAACGAGGACCGGTTCATCGGGTACTACGAGGAGCATGGGGAAGACCTCCGCCACTACGTGGCTCACCTGCAGGCGAAGGGCTACCTCTTCGGGGCTCATTTCCTGCCGCACGACGCGGACCATCGCCGACTGAGCGATACCAACCGCAGCACCAAACAGCAGCTCGAATCGCTGATGCCGGGGCAAACCTTCTTCGTGGTGCCGCGCATCACCGAGCTGATCACCGGCATCTATGCCGTGCGCAAACACATCAAAGGCGCCTACTTCGACCGCAAGGGCTGCGAACAGGGCATCGCCCGCATCCAGAACTATCGCAAGAAGTACAGCGAGAGCGAGAAGCGCTACCTCGATGTCCCCGACAAGTCCAACGGCTGCAGCGAAGGCGCTGACGCTCTGCGGCAGTGGGCCCAGGCCAAAGAGATGGGCCTGCTCGACAGCGTCGCCAACACCAATTCGTACCAGGAAGCACCGCCACCAGACTGGCGGGGATAGGAGCACCATGTTCAATTTCGGGAAGAACGAGGCCGCCATCGACGGCAATGATCAGCGCGTGGCGGACGGCATGGAGCAGCCGGCCACCCCGGCGCTGAGTCTGGCCGAGTACACGGAATTCCACCGTGAGATGGAAGCGCAACCGCCGTGGCGCGCCAACGCTGATCGCGAGATGGACTACGCCGACGGCAACCAGCTCGACACGGAGCTGATGCGCTCCAACCGCGAACTGGGCATCCCGCCCGCCATGGAAGACATGATCGGGCCCATGCTGCTCGGGCTCCAGGGATACGAGGCTCGCACCCGCACGGACTGGCGCGTCAAGCCCAACGGGCAGCCGCAGGGCCAGGACGTGGCAGACGCCCTGAATTTCAAACTCAATGAGGCAGAGCGGCATTCCAAGGCCGATGCGGCATGCAGCGATGCGTTCCGTCCGCAGGCCGCCGTGGGGCTGGGCTGGGTGGAGGTGGCGCGCAACCCGGACAAGTTCGGTTTCCCGTACAGATGCGCCGCGGTGCCTCGTGCAGAGATTCACTGGGACTGGTCCGCCCAGGACAAGTTCTTGGAGGATGCGCGCTACCTGCGCCGGATGAGGTGGATCCACCCACATCGGCTCATGGCCGTCTTCCCGGCGAGCAAGGACCTGATCCAGATGTACGGCCGGTACGGCGCCGGCTGGTGGACTGCGGGCGAAACCCTCGAATCGCTGGAGGGTGGACGCTCGACCGGCCTTTCCCGGGCTTGGGACATTGCCCGGGGCTGGAGCGTGACCGAAGACCGTTTCTACAACCCCATGACCAAAGAGGCGGCCGTGGCCGAGGTGTGGTATCGCCGATGGGAACTGGTGGGCGTGCTGACTACCCCGGACGGCCGCGTGGTGGAGTACGACGACGGGAACGAGGCGCACGTCCTCGCCCTGGGCCAGGGCCTGGCGCAGTTTGAGATGACCACCGTTGCACGCGTCCGCAGGAGCTACTGGCTCGGGCCGCACTGCCTCTTTGATGGGCCCACGCCTTACTCGCACCGCCACTTCCCCTATGTTCCCTTCTGGGGCTTCAGGGAGGAGACGACGCGCGTGCCGTACGGCTACGTCCGCGGCGTGATGTACCAGCAGGACAACCTCAACAGCGGCTCCGCCCTCCTGCGGTGGGGCATGGGCTCTGTGAGAACCGAGCGGACGAAAGGCGCTGTGGCAATGACGGATGAGCAGTACCGCAAGCAGGTTGGACGGCGCAACGCGGACATCGTGCTGGATGCTGCCCACATGGGCCAAGTCGGCGCCACCCACAAAGTTATCCGGGATTTCCAGCTGACTGACCAACAGTTCCGAATGCTGGACGATTCGCGCGCGGCAATCAGCCGCATCGGGCCGGCTGCTCAGGCCTTCCTCGGGCAGAAGGGCAATGCAACCAGCGGCCTGCAGGAGCAGACACAGGTAGAGCAGTCCAACCAGGCCCTGGGCACGATCATGGACAACCACCGCGCCGGCCGCACGCAGGTCGGGGAATTGCTGATGTCGATGATCGTGGACGACATCGGCAGCCGCGAACATCCAGTGGTCATTGACGGCGACGCCATCTCTCCACCCCGGACCGTGGTGCTCAACAAGCCAGAAACCGATGAGATGGGCTATCCCTACCTGTCCAATGACCTGATGCGCACCCGCCTCATGGTCGGCCTGGACGACGTGCCCAGCACCAGCACCTACCAGGGCCAGCAGCTCAACGCCCTGTCCGAAGCCACCAAGGCGATGCCGCCGCAGTTCCAGAGCGTCATGGCGCAATACCTCGTGGCCCTCACCGACATCCCCTTCAAGGAAAAGATCACGGAGGCGTTGCGGGCCGCCGGCCAGCAGGAGTCTCCGGAGCAGGTGGAGCAGCGCATCAAGGACAAGGTCGCCGAGGCGCTGCGCCTGGCGGGCAACGACTTGAAGACGCGCGAGTTGGACCTGAAGGAGCGCCTGACGGACGCCCAGATCAAGCAGATCATGGCCCAGGCGGTGCAGACCGGTGTTCAGGCCGCATTCTCGGCCATGCAGGGCGGGGCGCAGGTCGCGCAGATGCCCATGATCGCACCCATCGCGGACGCCATCATGCAGAGGGCAGGCTACCAGTTGCCCAGCCCGGGCGGCGATGATCCGAACTTCCCGATCCCAGCGCAGACAGCAGCTATGAACATCAAGAGCCCATATATCCAGGGCCAGGGCCCGGAGGCCGTGGAGGCGGCAACCGGTGTTCGCGAGAACACCAGCCCAGCATTCCCGCCGGTTCCCCAGCAGGCGGGAACGGGAGAGCGCGGTATCGAGACCCCCACGACGGCGGACAACATCGGGTAGCGGGCGCGGCCTCTATGCGATTGCTGGGCCGCCCTCGGCTACGAAATCGTGAATGCCGAGGGCAACCGCCTCTACGAACTCGTCAATGTCGAGCAGCTGTAACTGGGCGCGGTCTGTGGCGGGGTCGAACCTGACAACCTGCCACAGGCCATCGGCGCCGAAATCGAGGAAGACCGGCTTTCGGGTGTGCCAGCGGTGAAACAGCCTGCTCCGCCCGTACTTGCGGTGCAAACCTTCGCCGGCTTGGTTGTATGCCAATCCCAGGCGGAAGAACGATAGGTCGCTTTCGGACTTGCGCCCATCCACCACCCACACCATGTTGTCGTAGAAGTTCTCTCGGGCCTGGACCTCATCAGGGTGGATGTTCGAATGCTGGAATTCGACCACAAGCCCATGCAGCGTTTTGACGTCCGCGATGTGCAGTTCACCAGTCGCAGGATCTCGGGCGGGGACCTCCTGCCAGTCCTTCGGAAAGCGATCCTTCCAATCTCGGTGCCACTGGGTCTCCGGCTCCCACCACTTGTCGCAATGGGTTCCGCAAAGGTGGGCCCAGTGCCAGACCTTGTGTTTTCCGCACTTCGAAGTGACCTCCTCGCTGCACCCGCGGCAGACCCCACGGAGCTTGGGGTTTGGATCGACTTTTTCTCCGTTTACGAGCGCATAGCGCATACCTGTTTCTCCTCTCTTGCTCACAGGGATCGTACCGGACACCTGTAGTTTTTTGCCTTCCGCGTGTTCGTTTCGACACTCCCGCCCAAGCCTTGCGCATGCGTGAGGTGACTTCCTCGCCCTCATCGGGCGCGGCATCGCTGGACCTTGCGGCCACGGCGACATGTGGCGGGACAGGCAATGACAACCAAAGCAGTACAGGATTTTCTCGACAGCGCGGACATCGATGGTCCGCTGACCCCTGAGCAGGCCGCGCAGCTCATGCGGCTCGCGGAATCGGGTGACGAAGCCGGCGCACAAGCGGCGGCACAAGGTGGCGCGCCCGCTACCACCCCTGCACAGGAAGGCGGCCAGTACCCCAAGGAAGCGGCGGGAGCCGGTGAGACCGCAGCGCCAGCACCCCAAGCAGGCGCCAGCGAAGGGCAGGGCGGTGCGAAGGCGGCCGAGAGCACCACAGCGAAGGACGAATCGACTGTCGATCCGGCCAACGCCGTGGTGCTCGCCAAGGACGGCAAGCACCACATTCCCTACAGCCAACTCGAAAAGGCCCGGCAGGACGGGCAGCACTGGCGCACCGAGGCAGAAGCAGCGCAGCGCAAGCTCACCGAGCTGCAGGCGCAGGCCCAGCAGCGGGCCGATGCCGGCGCGGCACCGACGAGGCAGGACAACATGGTGGCAGCCGCCGAGGCTGCCATCGCGTCCGGCCAAGTCGATGCCGAAATCTTCGGGGACTTCTCCGAAGCGGCACTGGCGGAGGGCATCCGCAAGCTGGTCGCCATGCAGGTGGCCGAAGCCCTGAAGCCGGTGCAGGACCGGGAGGCAGCAGCCCGGGAGACGGCACAGCGGAACGCGCAGAGCGACCACGCAGCCGCCATCCTGGCGAAGCATCCCGACGCCACGTCCATCGTCGGCAGCACCCAGCTTGAAGAATGGATCAACTCGCGCCCTGCCTATGAGCAAGTGGGCATTCGCCATGTCCTCGACAACGGCGAAACCAAGGACGTGATCGAGCTGTTCGACAAGTACAAGGCAGCCACGGGAACCTCCGCCACTCCCGCCTCCGCACCCGCCGTTCCCGACGTCAAGGCCGCCGCGAAAGCTGCGGCCGAGGCAGCCCGCAGCAAGCCGCCCGTGCCCGAAACCCTCTCGGGGTTTCCGGGTGCGCGCACGGGAGCCACTTCCGTGCAGGACCAGCTGGATTCGCTGGACGCCCCGGGCCTGGCGAACGCCATGGGGTCGATGTCTCCCGCGCAGATCGAGGCCTTCCTGAACCGCACCCTGTAAGGCCGCGTATCGCGCGCGTGCCACCCGAAATCGGAGCACCCAATGAGCACTTCCGCTACCAAAACCCAGATGCCGTACGGCGACCCGAAGGCGATGATCCAACAGGCTGTTGGTGTCTTCGCTCTCTCCAACGGGCGCAATACGCAGATGAACCACCTCACGGGCAAGTTCCCGCAGGAGGCCGATGCCGCTGCAACCGTCAAGGGCCAGCGCCAGACCAGCAGCCACTACCCCATCGTCAAGGCCGAGGACCTGGGCCAGGGCAAGGGCGACGAGGTGAAGTTCCACCTGCTCAACCCATCCGGCGGCAAGCCCATCATGGGCAGCAAGATCGCCGAGGGCAAGGGCGTGGGCACGAAACTGTCCGAGGACCGCCTGCGCGTGAACCAGGCGCGCTTCCCTGTGGACATGGGCGACGTGATGACGCAGATCCGCAGCCCGGTGAACATGCGCAAGATGGGCCGCCCCATCGCGCAGAGCAAGATGGATCGCTACATCGACCAGTCGCTCCTCACGCACATGGCCGGGGCCCGCGGGTTCCACAACAACTTCGAGTGGATCGTCCCCACCGAGACGGACCCCGATTTCAAGGACATCATGGTCAACCCGGTGAAGGCGCCGTCCAAGAACCGGCACTTCATCGCGGACGGTGGCTCCATCCAGATGTTCAAGGCCAATGCGGGCGAGATCGATCTCACCACGTCGGATCTGCTCAAGATGGACGTGGCCGATGCGGTGCGGCAGTTCGTGGAGCAAATCCCCGCGCCTCCGCCGCCCGTGATCTTCGATGGCGATGAAGCAGCCACGGACTCACCCATCCGCGTGATGCTGGTGTCTCCCGCCCAGTACAGCAGCTTCGCGACCGACCCGGCTTTCCGCCAGTTCCAGGCGGCAGCGTATGCACGTGCGAACCAGGCCAAGCGTCACCCCCTGTTCCTGGGTGATGTGGGGCTCTGGAACGGCATCCTCATCGTGAAGATGCCCAAGCCGATCCGCTTCTACGCTGGCGACAAGATCCGCTACGCCACGTCGTACGAGACCGAGGACGAAGGCTCCGTGATCGTTCCCAGTTCTTTCGGTGATCGCTTCGCGGTGGACCGCGCCATCCTGCTGGGCGGCCAGGCAGTGGGCCAGGCGTTCGCGGCTTCGATTCACTCTGGCATGCCGTTCTTCTGGTCCGAGGTGCCCGGCGACCACGGCGACAAGCTCGAAATCCTCATCGGCGCGATCCTGGGCATGTCCAAGATCCGTTTCGAAGTGGATCACGGCGACACGATCCAGGTGACCGACCACGGTGTGGCGGTTCTCGATACGGCCGTTCCCATCATCGGCCCTCGCATGTAAGCGCCTGGGGCCGGCGCTGTCCGGCCCTCCATCCCCTCCACATCTCGATCCATTTCAGGAGGCCGACATGGCAACCAACAAGATCAAGCAGGCAAACAACTACCAGTTCGGCGGCTTCACCCCCTACGGCAATTCCACCGTTCTGCGGTTCGGCTTCGGCACCAATGCTGACGGCACCGTGCAGGACAGCACAACCGGCGCGGCCCCCGCTGTCGGCGACAAGCTGGACCTCGGGAGCCTGCCGGCAGGTTTCCATCCCGACGACATGCAGGTGATCGTCTCCACGGCCATGACCGCCAGCGTGACGGGCTCTCTGGGCTTCGAATACGCCGACGGCATCGACCACCCGGACATCCCGCAGGACGCTGCGTACTTCGGCGCGGGTCTCGTGCTCAACGCCGCCGGCCGCCTGCGCCTCGCGACGACGAAGGCGCCCGTCACGCTGCCGAAGGAAGCGCGTCTGATCCTCACGTTCGCCGGGGCTGCCAACGCCAAGGCCAGCCGCGTGGACATCACCCTGACCGGCGAGCGGTACGGCGCGGCCTGACGACTCGGCCGCGACACGGAGGGGACGTCCCCTCCGTGTCGCTCTCCTGTCCCAAGGGACAACGTAAGGACTCACCATGAACAACACGGACATAGCCCGCGCTGCGCACGAGGTCAATCGCGCCTACTGCGCGGCCATCGGCGACTTCCCTCCGACCCCTTCGTGGGCGGATGCCGATGACTCCCAGCGAACCAGCATCCTGGCCGGCGTGAACATGCACCTCGGCAATCCTGGCATCACGCCGGAGCAGGCGCACGAGGCGTGGATGCGATCCAAGGCCGCGGACGGCTGGACCTTCGGTGTCGAGAAAGACATCGTCGCCAAGACGCACCCCTGCATGGTCCCGTATGCCGATTTGCCCGAGCGCCAGCGCGTGAAGGACTACCTCTTCGCGGCCATCGTGGCGGTGATGAAGGACATGGACGCCGTGCCCGCTCGGCAGACGCCGGAGGTGGCACCGCTGTCCCCGCGGGAGGCCCTGCAGGCCAAGATCGCAGCGGATCTCTCCCTGGGTGTGGCGGTGGAGTTCATCGGCCGCAAGCCCTGGACGGATCGCATCTACGGCACGGGCCTGTCGTTCGTTCCGGGACAGTCCCGTACGCTGCCAGGCGAAATCGCGCGGCGCTTCCTCCGGCATGGCGACCTGTTCACCGAGCCGGCTGCCCCGGAGCAAGTCGGCGCCGAAGCCACCGGAGCCGAGCAAAGTGCTGCGACGCAGCCCCCTGTGGATGCTACGGATTCGGTGGTGGACGACACGGCGGAACAGCTTGCCGCGGCAGCGACGGCCCGCGCGGCGCAGGAAGCGGAGACGAACCGCGTTCGCAACCAGATCGACACCATCAACCAGATGGACAAGGACGCGCTGGTGGACTTCGCCCAGGTCAACTACGGACAGAAGGTCGCCAAGAACACCTCCATCGAGACCATGCGCGCCAAGGTGGCTTCCATGGTCGAGCAGTTCGGGGTGGTATGACGCTGGCCGACCTCATCCGCCGGTTCCGCGTGCTGGCGTGCGACACCGCACACCCGCCGCTGTGGAAGGACTGCGACCTGGCCGACTGGTTCTCCGACGCCCAGGACCAAGCCGCCATTCGGGGCCGGCTGCTGCTGGAGGATGCCAACGACGAAGTGTGCAGCTTGACCATTGCGGCGGGCACGCACACATACACCCTCCACCGGTCCCTCTATGAGCTGGTGGACCTCTGGATCGCGCCGGCCGTGGGTGAGCGCGCCTGCCCCGTGGTGTTGCGATCGCGCGAATGGCTGGATCACCACGTGTGCGACTGGCGCTATCGAGATCGAATGCCCGGCGGAACCATCTACGCGCTCCAGGGCGACACGACCCTGCGCATTGTTCCCACCCCCACGCAACCCGGAACTCTGCGCATCGAAGGCTATCGGCTGCCGCTCAAGCGGCTGGTGGAAGGTCGCGATACACCGGAGATCCACGAGGCCCATCACGAACACCTCATTCACTGGGTACTGCATCGTGCCTACGGCATCCCCGACACCGAGACCTTCGACGCGCAGCGCTCGGCCGCGGGGGAACGCGCCTTCACGGCCTATTTCGGCCCGCTGCCGGATTCCGATCTGCGGCGCGCAACGCGGCAAGACAACCCGCACACGAACGCGGTGTTCTGCTGACATGGCTCCGCTCATCACCGCCATCGTCCTTTCTGCTTCCCCGGTATGCATTGAGTTGCCGGGGCTGGAGGTGCTTGGTCGGGTGCAGACGCTGAGGAACCCGGCAGACCTGCATGCCGCGCGGCTCGATGCACTCTCTGCGGTACTCACCCCCTGGTGCTTCTTCCTCGATGACGACGACGAACTGCCTGCGGACTATCTGGACGTGCTGCAGGCGTGCGTAGCTAAGGCGGACGCTATGGAAGTGCCCATGGCGTACACGGACGAGATCCTGCGCGAGCCTGGGAGTGCCGATGTGCGGCGCTGCTGGTACCAGTACGATCGCGAACGACACCGCTGCGGTCCGATGGGTTTGCACCACCTGGTGCTGATGCGCACTGCAAACGCGAAGGATGCCGCGGCCAGGTTGCCTCGGGGAACCTACTGGACGGAGCACATGCTGTTCTGGGCTATGGGCGGGGCCGGCGCAGCCTACGTCCCCAGGGTTGGCTACATCTGGAACAGGCGGGCGAATGGCTGGAGTCGCGATCCGCGGATGCTCACCGCCCAAGTGATGACACGCCGCTGGATCGAAATCGAGCACAGGGAGGGCAGGGCATGAGCGCTCCTCTTCTGGGCTGGTTGGGAGGCGCAAACCGCATGGAGCCTCCGGCGAGCACCGACAACTTCGGCAGCGGCTCCATGGGGCGATACGTGGTCGGATACTTCGGCTTCGTCGTGGCCGATGGCGACCCGGAAGGGCACACCGTACGGCTGACCTTCACGCCGGAAGATGGCGGGGCGCCAGTTGTATCGACGATCTCCGGATCGTCGGATCCGATGGGCTTCTACGCACCTGACTTCAACGGGGGGGAGCCACTGAGTGCCGGCGTCGTGGAAATCGAAGTCATCGCGCCCCAGGCCTCCGGAAACAAGCTCTTCTATGTGATCTCGGGCGTTGACGGCGCCTATGGCTCCGGTTCGTGGTACGCCGAGGGGGCGAGCGGGCCGCAACCGGTCCCGCCGACGAAGATGGGATGGGGCTCCGCAGGACCACAAGGGCATCCCGCGCAGGCCCCGTTCCTGGCGACGAACGCGGGACAGAAGGAAAACTTCTTCGGCGACGACTACGTGTATTTCGGCGTCGAAGGAGGAGCGGGCGGCACGCTGGTTCAGTACGACATCACCTTCACGCCGGCCGACGGCGGGGAAATCGAGCACTCCACGCAAACCGGCTTCGGACCGAACGCTGAAGGATCAGTGCAGGCGAACGTGTTTTCGCCGGGCGTGACAGTGGTCAGGGGAACCGCCGGCGGCGTTCCGCTTGGAAATGAGCTGTTCATCATCGTGACGGCTTCCAGCGGGGCCTACGGGGCGATCGCATGGTACGCGGAGGGTGTGAACCCGGCTTGGTGGCGCGACCTGCGGAATGCGAAGGAGGTGGCCTGATGGCCATCGTTCCACTTCCAGTGCTCGGTATTGACCTGCTCTCCGATGAGGTGGAGATGCCGGCGGGAACCGTCCGCGAAGCGGTCAACGTGGACATCGACCGCAGCGGGCAATTCAGGCGGCGCGACGGTTACATGCCGGTCGCCGTCGGATCGGGCTTCACCCACGCCCATGCCTACGGCGGGAAACTGTTGGTGGTCCGCGGTGACGCGTTGCTGCAGGTAGATACCCGTACCTACGCCAGCCTCACGGTCGCGCAGATCGGCCTTGGTCCCGTCGACTTCACCGAATACAACGGCCGGCTCTATGTCGTGTGCGCCAAGGGTCTGCTGGCGCTGGATCCTGGTGAAGACTTGGCGACGCCGGCCGGCGTCCGGTTGCCGGACGCGCTTCCGGAAGTGCAAGCGCGGGAATCCGGAACCTTGACACCGGGCCGCTACGCGGTGGCCATCTCGATAGTGGATGGCGATGGCGAGGAATCCGCGGCGTGCATCGTCGGCCAGGTCGATACCTCGGCAGGGATCAGGCTCACCGGTTTGACGGTGGCACCCGGGTATCGCTACAGGGCGTACTTGACCCCTCCAGATGGCGATGTGCTTTACCTGGCCGAGGAATTCGAGGCCCTGTCCGCTGACTATGCGCTCACCGTCTATCCGGGCGGCGCCCCTTGCGATACCCTGGACTTGGCACCCTTCCCGAGCGGGCACCTGGTACGAGCCTACGCGGGTCGGCTCTACGTGGCCTCTGGCGACACCCTCTGGTTCTCGGAGCCGCTACGGCCGCATCTCATCGCTCCGCGCCGGGGCTTCGTCCGCTTCGTTGGCCGCATTCGCTTCGTTGAACTGGTCGAAGGCGGCGCCTACGTCGGAGACAACCGCGGGGTGTGGTGGCTGGGCGGTTCGGATCCGTCCGCCTGGACGCAGTCGCTCGCCTCCTCGGCCAAGGTCGTCCACGGCTCCTCTCTTCTCGTGCCCGCCGATCACCTGGCGGGCGATGGGCAGGGCGCTCAAGCCGTATGGCTGAGCGAGGACGGGTACTTCACCGGGGCACCGGGCGGGGCTACCCGACCGCTGCAGCCTGGCCGCATCAGGCTCTCGCCCGACATCGCCGGGCGATCCGTTCTGCTGCTGCGCGGTGGCATCCGTCAGGTTGTCACGCTCACGGCTTCCTCGCCTTCGCCGATCGTCGGCGTGGCTCTTGACTCCACCACCGAGGGATACCCATGTTGAACAAACACGCAATCGCACGCGCGCTGGATCGCCAGCGCTTCGAAGAGACGGAAGAGGGGCTGTTGCTGGCCCAGGATCTGGGCGTCAAGGCCTGCGGCGAGTACACCATCGCCGTGAACGGCGGCCCGGCCGAAGTCGAGCGCAACCGGATCCCGACCCAGGGGTTCAACTACCTGCTGTCCGCGGCGCTGGCGGGCGGCACGGTCCACCCGCAGTTCTACATCGCGCTCTTCTCTGGCGCGTACACGCCGACCGACGCGGTTACGGCTTCCACGTTCTCGGCAGCGGCTACCGAAATAACCAGCAATACGGAAGGCTACTCCGAGGGCCTGCGCCAACTGTGGGTGCCCGGCGCCGCAGCGAATGGCGTGATCGACGCCGTCGCAAACAAGGCGGTTTTCACGGTGGCCACCGCCACCTCGCTGACGGTGCGCGGCGCGGCTCTCCTGTCGGAATCCATCAAGGGCAGCACTTCGGGGACGCTGGTGTCGGTCGCGCGGTTCTCCAAGGACCGCGTGTACTTCGATGGCGACAAGGTAGAAATCGGCTACCGCATCCGGCTGCAGCCCCTGGCCGCCTGAAATGACCGACCGGCTTCCGTTCACGGCTCCGGGGCGCGCCTCCTCTGGCAACGGCGATCCCCAGTTGCTCGATGCCGAGGCGCGCCGCCTGATGTTCCAGGCCAAGCTGCTCGCAGGTGCGTCGGGCGTGCCGGTGCTGGGCATGCGGCGTGAGCTGGAAGACGGTTCCGTGATTACGGCGCAGCTTGCCGGCCCCGTGGAGCGAGTGACGATGCACGCGGAACGGCAGGAGGTGCAGCCGGAGGAGCCGGGCGGCACCGTCTCGCGCCTCGTGTGGTTCCCTGAGGGGTTCGTCATCACTCCGCGCTCGCCCGCCGCGCCGTTGGGCTACGGTATGCCCAACACGTCGGATGGCTTGGGAACGCCCCTGGGCCCGCTGCGGCAGGTCATCATCAACCGTTTCAAGGACAACCAGTACCCGGATGCCGTACTTCGCGCCGCTGGCGGCAAGGTGAGCACGTTGCAGCGCAACTACTGCGCGGCGCCGCTTTTCTACATGGATTGGGAAGCACGGGATGCCGGCGACTTCGTGATCGGGGCGCGCGTGGATGGCCGCGTGAAGCCTCAGTTCCGCGCCCGCTGGCAGCGCAATTACAGGGAGGCCGAAACCGCCACGTGGTATTGCCACCGCCCCACCAGCGCGGCGCGCGCCGAGCTGGACGTCCACAAGTCGATTCGCGAGGAAACCAACCTCATCCGCGCAGCTGCTGGCCGCGGCGAGGTGCATCCGCCCTTGCGCGGCTATGAAGGCATGCTGTCCGAGCTGGTGCTGTACCTGAACAAGACGGCCAAGGTGCTGGGTCACGACAGCCGGAGCTTCAGGGACGGGCACTTGAGCTTCGCGGAGCACCGATACGCGACCCGGGCCGCGCTGCGTGGATCTGTCGGAATCCTCACGCCGACATCGTCGGCCGGCGAGAACATCTTTCTGACCACGGCCACCGACGTGCAATCCGCTCGCTTCGGTGCGGAAGCCGTGGAGTGGTGGCGCGGCTCCCCGGCCCACTACGCCAACATGGTTCGGGACTGGGCGGCGGATGAGATGTGGCCCACGCTCGACAGCGCTACGCGCAACAACGCTGGCGTGGGCATCGAGAAACGCCAGGTGCCCCCTTACTCGCTCGACAGTGAGTTTCAGGACTTCGTCCCGCCAGTGGTTGGTTCCGAGGCCTCGCAAATCTTCATGGGCATGGAGAACTTCGTTCTTCCTTCCGTGCCGGGGCAGGAGGGGCTGGAGGATGAGCGAGTGGGGATCGAGTCGGTTTTCTACACCCAGGGCCACGGCTACCTCATCCCGACGATTGATCTGCATATCGCCAGCGGCATGGCGCGAGTGCGGTTCAAGGGCCGCGCGATCGAGGTCCACGACAACGTGGCCGAACTGTTCACCCCCCTCGCGGCCCGGTTCCACACAGCGAGCGGCCGGCGCATGCTCAGGGTCGCGGGTCTCGCCCGGCAGAAGGCAGCAGAGGGTCCACAGTTCATCGCGATCTATCAGGGGCTGGCCCACGACTTCTACGCGACGCGGGAGGAACTGGGGCGCTTCCGCCTACCCGACAACCTGGGCCAGGTGTCGTACCCCAAGTTCTCCGAATCGGGTGCGCGGATGGTTTTCTCGTACACCGAGGCCGTTTCAGAAGACCAGATCATCTCCGAGTCCCGCTTCGGCACCTACGCCGCCGATGGAGGTGTTGGCGACCCGGTTACGACGGCAACGACGGACGCTGAGCGGGTCTGGGGAGAGGTGCTGCACTTCGTGGAGTGGCAGAGCGGCATGTTTTCTGAGGTGCTGCAGCAGAGCCTGGACGTGACGGTCAATTGGGGCAGTACCTGGATGCGAAGGGCCTGCCGTGGTGCCTACCGGCTTTTCGCCGACTACCAGGGCGAGTCCATCGTGTACGCCTCCGTGGAGGTGGATTCGGAGCTGTTCCAGGATGAGCCCGGCGCCGGGACCACCGTCGGGCCGGCGACCTATTACGAACGAACCCGCCTGCGCAGCACCCTCGTGTTCCCGGACGGGACGCGACTGCCCGTCACCAGCACCGACACGGATGAGGGTTTCACGGTGTCTGGCTACTTCTGCCACCTTCTGTACCTGGACATTTTGCGCCCGGATCGGACGGCCCTGATGCGATACGGGATGCAGGGCACCGGCTACGACGTCGGCGGCCTCAATCCCCGCACGTGCAGCATGTCCATCGTGATCCAAGGCCAGACCGTGAAGTCCAAAGCGAACGTGCTTTTTCCAACGGGGGACGAGGAGGCCGCCGACCGCGCCTCCCAGGGCTGGACGAACACGAACATAGGCGTGGGCTTCACCAGCTTCCTGCCCATGGCGGTGCTCCGCTCCGCTGACGGAACCCGCCGCATTCGGGTGAACCCCGCGGGAGAGACCGCGGTAGCGGCCGTGACCCACAAGGCGAGCCTCGTCGCGATGTGCGCCTATAGCGCGGACGTCCAGATGCACGGGGCCACGTTCAGCCAGCGCCACAGCCAAGTCGGCACGAGCGTGTCGCATGGCGTTCCCACGTCGCTCGGCATACAGACGTCCATCGATTTCCTGGCGGCGTTTCACCGGGACGAATTCGTCTATGCCGGGAAGGTGAGCAACACCATTCGGGTGGGGCCGGACTACGGCACCGCCTGGTACGGCGATGACGAGTTCATCCGCCACTCTTCGCTGCCCCTGGAGCAGATCACGGGCATTCCGGATCTCGCTCAAAACATCCTACCCATCGGAGTGCTATGACCATTCGACTCAGCTCGGGCCTGCGCCGTGCCATTGTCACCAACTACGGGTTGGGGTCGATGCTGCAGTACGGGCACATCCGCATCTACAGCGGCTCTCAACCTCGCACGGCCGACGAGGCCCCGCCCGGTGTGCTTCTGGCGATCGTGAGCGCCGATGGCGTCACGCCCGTGCCTGGCACTCCCACCGGCGGGCTGGGGGTCGCCGGTGGCGATGACCCGGGTGCCCTGGTCAAGGCCGGCAACTGGGTCGTCCGTGGCGCAGCCAATGGCACCCCGGGCTGGTGGCGTTTCGTGGGTGGCGCGGAACGCGATCCCGACACCTTCTCCGACTATTTCCCGCGCATGGACGGCGCAGTAGGCGAAAGCCTGCTGCTCGGCATGGACACCATCACCACGGACACCAATCGGGCCGTGGCGCTTTTCAACCTCGTTCTTCCCGCTGAATAAGGAGCCTCAAATGGCAAAGTTCTCCACCGGTTTGCGCAATGGCATGCTGGAATCCACTGGCTTCAAGGAAGCCCTGCAAGGCGCCGTGCTCAAGATCTACGGCGGCGCTGTTCCTGCTGACGCGGACGCGGCCGTAGCCGGAACGTTGCTCGCGACACTCACCGACAACGGCGGCTCCGGCGGCCTGAACTTCGGCACGGCCGCTGGCGGCATCCTTTCGAAGGACACCGCCCAGGTGTGGAAGACCAACTCGATTCCTACCACCGGGTCCGCTACCTATTTCCGGCTCGCGCCTGCTTCGGACGATGGCTCTGCCAGCACCACCACTCCCCGGCTGCAGGGAACGATCGCGGCCCTCAATGCAGACATGAACGTGTCGAACACGCTGTTCACCGCCGGGCAGCCGTGGACGCTCAACTATTTCGCGGTGGCTCTGCCGACGCTGCAATGAGCAAGCTGATCCGCGCAGCGCCACCTCCGCCTGCGCCTCCACCTCCGGCTCAACCTCCGAAGCCGCCCACGCCGTTGGTTTACCCGCCTTCGCCGATACCTGCGCCGCCGTCGCCGAAGCCCACAGCCCCGGTGACGACGCTGCCTGCGGGGGCGGTGTGCCGTCCGGGACAGACGCGGATTTCGATTCAGCGGCTCTCGGGGACCTCGGCGTGGTGCATTCGCTGTCTTGCGACATGCGTGGGCAGTGGCAACTCAATCCTCTGGCTACGACCTTCATCAACTTCCGAACCCTGAAGTAGCGATATGGCATCTCTCACGTGGATTTCGGGGGCGCGCAGTATCCTGGGCCTCGCCGGTAACGGCTGGTTCAGCTTCCGCGTTCCTGGTGGCGTTGCAGGGGTTGTAGCTGGCCTCAACAACGCCGACAGGTCTGCCGATCCCGACGAGATCCTGCACGCCCTGTCGTTCAGCTCTGGTCGGGTGCGGGTGCTCGAATCCGGCATCGCCCGCACGGCATGGACGGGCTATACCTCCGATGAGACCTTCTACATCGTGAGGGCTGGTGGCGAGGTGTTCTATTGCAGGGGGAATGGCGAAACCCGCATGGATGGTCTGCCGTTCGCACTGCCTGGCACCCTCATCTACGCCAGCTCGGCTCCCAGCCTCTACGGCGTGTTCCTGGACGCTTCATTGCTGGGCGGAGCGGACAGCATCGGCGACGCAGAACTGCACCGGATCGAAAGCGGCGGCGCCGCGTATGTCGCGATGCCCCCCATGCTGGTCAAGGCGTCTCAGGAACAGCACGCCGAAGCGCGCGTTTCCTTCGAACGCATGACCGTGCGGCTGGGACCTCCGGACGCAGAGCCGGTGCTGCTGCAGTTCCAGCCCATGGCCATCTCGGCGAGCCAGGTCGATTACGCCTCGGCGTTGGTGTCCCTGGAGCCGATGACGGTCTTTGCCGCCCAAGGAACTTCCGTGGAAGGCACCGAGGTCAGCTTCCCTCCGATGGCGGTCTATGCCGCGGGCGGCGAAGAGGTCCCCGCTTCTGTGGACGTTTCGATGCTGCCCATGGTGGTCAATGCATCGCAGGACGAGCACAACGAAGTCGTGATCGCATTTCCGGCGCCGCTGGTGGCCGCAGAAGGCGAAACGTTGGAACTCCCGGCGTTTCGCGTCACGTTGCCCGCGTTCGGTGGGGCTTCCTACTACGCCGACATCGAAGACATCGGCCTTGGCTCCGACGCGATCTCGGATGCCAGCTACATCCTCGTGGAAGAACGGATTGCCGCGGTGGACGCGGCGACACCATCGGTATCCGACGAGGTGCTTGTCTCGGAGACTGGCTTCGGAGCGGACTTGCTGACCCACGGGCTGCAGTTTCTGGTGGAGGAGGCGGGCACAGGCGCCGACGACGCCGCTACCCGTGACCCATGGCTGCTTCTTGAAGACGGCTCTGACGGCATCGATGGCGCTGCGCTGGCAGTTCGCTCCACCATGGTGCTGGAGGAGCCGGCGCAGGGAGTGGATGCCGCGCTGCTGTACCTGTCGGAGGTGGCCGAAGGTGTCGGCGCCGGGGACGACGAGGCGTACGCGGCAGAGCCAACCATGGCGCTGGAGGATGTGGGCCTGGGCGACGATGCCGTTGACGTCTCCGCGCAGACGACAACCGCAGATGCTGAGGACATTGGAACGTGCTCGGGCGAGGTTCAGGTTCACTCCATCTCGCAGATACAGGTTTCGGACGGCAGCGCCGGAGCGGACGAGCTGCTGATGATCGATCGCGGGCTGATCGCGTGGGTGATGAATACCGAGACGGGCGGGGTGAGCTGGTACGACGGCTGGTCTTTCACCGGCATGGCCGTGGTGGACGGCAAGGTGTTCGCCGTGGGCCCGGAAGGGCTCGCGGTTGTCGGTGGCAGCCTGGACAGCCAGGAATCCATACCGGCACGCGTGCAGTACGGCTTCAACGACTTCAGTGGCTACAGCGACAGCGGCGCACCCAAGAACAGCGGCACAGGCAAAAAGCGAGTTGTCGGCCTCTGGTACGGCTACGCGGCGGATGGCCTGCTGAATGCGACCGTCGAGACCTACGGCCAGGGATATGGCCCATTCACCTACGCCATGCAGCCGCGCACCGCGGCCCAGCCGCGCAACAACAGGGTAGTCCCAGGCAAGGGGCTGAATTCCCGCTACTGGCGGATCGGCATCGCGAATGTAGGCGGCGCCGGCTTCCGGGTATCGAGCATCGAGGCCGAGTTGGCCGAAAGCAAAAGGAGATTGTGATGGGAGAAGCAACAGGGGCATTTGCCGAGGCCTACGACGCGGCGAAACAGATTCGAGACACCGTGCTGGACCGGCAGGGCAGTGCGATCGATCGGGCCGTCAAGGCGCAGGACGCGGCGCGGCAGACGATCGAGGAAATGGGCAGGTTCACGCCAGCACTGCTGATGTCCGGCAGCGCTCCGGATGTTCCGGATCTGCAGGCCAGCGTAACGGGCAATCTGGAGCTGCCGGATCTGGGTCGCGATAGCTTCGGTATCGTGACGCCCGTGAGCCGCTCGGACGTTGGGGTGGGTGCAATCGCCCCCGTGCAACAGATCGATGTCGAAAGTTTCAACCCGGGGTTCGCGGCCATCCAGATTCCCGAGGCACCGGATTGGCGCGACTACGGAGCCGCGCCGACGGCGCCAGCGATCCGTGAGGTGGTGCCGCCGGAAGCGCCGCGGCTGGAAAAGCCGCCGCTCCCATCGCTGGACAACATCGTGATCCCGCACTTCGATTTCCCGACGCTGCCGGAATTCACGGCTCAGTCGCCCGAGTTCCAGGGTAGCCACGTATCGACTGTGCTCCAGTGGCGGGAGGTGCCCTACAAGGTCACCATTCTGGAGGAGGAGTTGGCGCAGCTGCGCCAGATGTGGGCCGGCGGCACGGGGCTTCCTCCATCGGTGGAAAAGGCCCTGTGGGAGCGCGCCGCATCGCGTGAAGACATCGCCGTGAGCCGGGACATATCGGCTGCCGCAACGGAGTTCTCCTCGCGTGGGTTCACCATGCCGCCGGGCATGATGATCAACCGCATCGACGCCATCCGGTCCGAGGCAATGCTGCGCAAGCAGACGCTGGGCCGGGACGTTCTCATCAAGGTCACGGATGCCCAGATCGAGAATGTTCGGTTCGCCTGCACCCAGGCCATCGCCGCGGAACAGGTGCTTGTGGGCATCTGGTCCGCCGTGGCGGGCCGGGCCTTCGAGGCCGCAAAGATTCAACTGGACAGCGAGCTGGCGCTGCTGAACGCACAGATCGCCATCTTCAACGCGAAGCAGTCGGCCTATGCAACAGAGGCCACAGTGTTCCGCGCACGCCTGGACGCCCAACTCGCGCGGATCCAGGTGTACCGCGCCGAGTTGGACGGTGAATTGGCAAAAGGCCAGGTCAACGAACAACGGGTGCGCACCTACCAGGCCCAGGTGCAGGCGCTTCAGCTGGACCTGGAAATCTACAAGTCGCAGATGCAGGGCGCGCAGCTCGAATCCGAGCAGCAGCGCACGCGCGTGGACATATTCAAGGCAGAGGTGCAGGCGCACGCCGAGCTGCTGCAGGCCGACAAGGTGCGCTTCGACGCCTACGAAAGCCGCGTGAAGGGTGAGACCGCGAAGGCCTCCCTCATCGACGCCCAGGCGCGCGCCTACAGCGCGTACGTTTCGGGCCAAGCCGCGAAGGCCGACATCAGCATCAAGAACCAGGCGGCTGAGATTTCCCAGGCGCAGCTGCGCGTGCAGGCGTACATGGCGAACCTCGACAAGGACAAGACGCTGATCCAGCAGCAGAGCGCCGCCATCCAGGCAAATGCCGAGGCGCACCGTGCCAACACGGCACGGTACACGGCCAAGGTAGGCGCCGAGAGTGCCGCGATCGGCCTGCAACTGCAGGCCCAGGAGGCCAATATGCGGACCTCGATCGCGGCCTACGAAGTGGAGATCCGGAAGTATGTCGCGGACATGGAGCAGATGATCCGCGTGGCGTCGATCCAGCTCGAAGCCCTGAAGTCCGCAAGCCAGGCCGCTTCCACGTTGGCGGCCGGCGCGATGGCTGGTATTTCTCTCGGCGCAACTGTGGGCGGAGGGTCCACCGTCAGCGCATCGGCCAGCTATCAGGAAAGCATGCAGATCCCGACACCCGGGTCAACGACCAACGGCTGATCGGTGGCGTGGGCTGTAGTGTTTGCGCAGCCAACGACATCCAGTCAGCATCGGCGGAATTTGAAAGGAGCGAGAACATGCGAGGTTTTCCACCCAAGCCGCTTCGAGTTGGCAATTACGCCAACGGCGGACCGGTTCGGGGGCCCGGCACGGGAACGTCCGACGATGTCGAAACCCGTGTCCCCGAGGGTTCCTACGTGATGCCAGCGGACACCACCCAAGCCGTTGGCGAGGACGCCATCGCAGCCATGGGCGCGAAACGCGGACTCGGCGTCCGGGGGCTCGGGAAATCGGTCCCCGTCAACCTGAGCAATGGCGAGTACAGCATGCCGCCCGAGCAGGTGCACGCCGTTGGAGTGCAGGTGCTGGATGAGTTGCGTCAGGCCACGCATACCCGCGTGCCGGAACGTGGGGTCGCGCGTGGTGTGCGCGGAATCGGCGCTAAGCCGGAACTGTTCTTTGCGAACGGAGGCCTGGTGGATGACGAGAAAAATCCCATCTCGCCGTCGAACATCTACCCCCAGGGCAGCCCCAGCGCTGGGGTCAACATCTACGGCAACCTCGGCGACATCTTGGGAAGCAGCGGGCGAACGGTCCAGGTGCCCGACTCCATCGGCCAGCAGCCCGGACGCACCCCGCCGCCTCCTCCAGCGGTTCCAGCCGCATCGCCGGCACCTGCGCCGACAGTTGCCCAGGCCGCGCCTACCAGCGCGCCCGCAGCAGCGCCGGACACCATGGCGGGACAGGCGGCGACCGGCTTCTTTCCGCATCTCCAGGCCAGGAACGTTCGTAGCTTGGGGGGCTCGCCTGCACCAGCGCCAGCGACCGCCGCGACGCCAGCCACGGAGGTGGAAGGCTGGCGGACGAAGGCCGTGATGGATGGTGCGGCACAAGATGCCCAGGCTGCCTGGGATCGCGGCGGTGTGGCAGGAGTGGCTGGTGCTGCCGGCGCGGTTACTCGCGGGGCGGTGACGGCGATTCCCACCGCCATCGGTGAATTCGCATACAACACCGTGGCCCCCGTGGCTCGCGGCGTGGGCGCGTTCCTCAGCGGACTCACCGGAAATGCGCAGGCGGCGAATTCGTCGGATGCGTCAGCCCCCACCCCGGCGCGGACGACCGCAGGAAATGCCGCACCTGCCGCCGCCGCGGCGCCGGTTGGTCGCGGGTTCGGCGGTGACAGCCTGGAGGCCAGTCGCCGCGATGTAACCCAGCAGGCAGCCACACCGACGGAAGGTCCTGCGGCGCGCGGCGTGGGGTTTCTCCAGCAGGGCGTCTATCAGCACAGCCGCGGACAGTACAGCGACCAGGCTGGCGGCATGGGGTTCAGCGATGGGTTCACCGGGCAACCAAGCACCCGCAATGACGCCGCCGCGGAGAACTTGGCGCGCGGCTTCCGGGTAGGACGGATTGATTTGCCCCCCCTGTACAGCAGCCGGGTTTCTCTGGCGTCATCGGACAGCAGGTTGGCAACGGCAACATGTGGGCCAGGACCCCGAGCAGCAGCGCAGGGATGCCGAGGTGCAAGCCAGTTCCATCAGCCGGCCCACTTCTGCCCTCGGCGTGGCTGGGCTCAGGGCCATGGATGCGACGGACCTCGCCAACGCACGCAGTCAAGGTGACCAGCAGCAGGAACGAATTCGCCAGATCGGGGCCATGAGCCGCGAAGGACTGCAACAAACAGCCGAGACAGTACGCGCCGGGATGCGCGAAACTGGAGAGACCACTCGCGCCTCCGCTCGGAACCAGATCGATGCCACCCGCGTGGGGCTGGAAGGGCGTCGCGTCGGCATGGAGGAGCGGACCAGGGGAATTGCCGATCGAGCAGCAGAGCAGCAGGAGCAACTGCGAGCGGTCATCGCAGATCCACGAGCGACGCTTGACGCACGCTTGCAAGCGCAGCAGTCGTTGCGCGCATTCCTTGGCAAGGGGCAGGAAGACCACTGGAAGGGTGTCGTATTGCAGGGTGGCGTTGACGCCAACGGCGTCAAGACCGATAGCGTTCTCGGCGCAGTCAATGAGCGGACCGGTGAGATGAGGAAGATGGACTCAAGCCAAGCGGCATCTGCAAAATCCCAGCCGCTGCAGAACCCAACGACACGCCCAGTCGGCACGGTCTCCACGCTCAACGGAAAGACAGCGGTCTGGGACGGCAAGAAATGGGTCGCAAACCCCTGAAAAGTCGTTTGCTATAGTGGCGCAAGGAGGGAAGTATGCGTCACGGTCTTATCCTTTGTGCTCTTCTTCTTGCTGCCACGGGCGCAACTGCGCAGGTGCATAAATGCAGGGATTCGACGGGAAAGCTGGTATTTTCGGATCGTCCGTGCGAGGCCGGTCAGTCCGGTGAGCTTGTTCAGCGCCAGCGGACCAAGGAAGAGATCCTGCGGGAGCGCCTGGAGGCGGCAGAGGCAAACGAACGCAAGTATCGCGCTCGATCCGAGGCAAAAGAGGATGAGCTGTCGCAGCAGCGCAGGGCTTTGAATCAGCCGGTCCAGGCGGCATCGCCAGCAACTGCCCCCCAGTCCCAGACCCGCGCGTGCCAGGATGCCAGGAAGGAACTGGACTTCGTGTCCAGCATCCGCACGCTCTCTCAAAGCGAGAGGCGTATGCGCACGAATGCCGCCATCACGAACGTGAACGCTGCATGCGGCTCAAATACACCACTGATGCAAGAACCCACGAAGGTGGAAATCCACACGCCCCCGAGCGTTCAACCGACTGGTCCGCGAAACTGCATGAACATGGGCGGCGGGATGCTGGAGTGTCACTAAGCACTCTAGTTTTTTGAGATCGATGTGTGTGCCCGGATATTTCCGGGATGGCTCAAGACATCGACTGGGAAAAGGGTTCGCTGTCCGCACCTCCGGCGGGCGATTCTCCCGATTGGGAGACTGGCGAGCTTTCCGCGCCACCGGCCCGCACCATCGCCGGCACTGCTCAGGATGTTGGCGTAACTGCCCTCAAAGGCGCAGTGGGATTGCCGCAATCCGCAGTCGGCCTACTCGACATTCCAACCGGAGGGCGAGTCGGGAAGGTGCTGGAAGGTGCCGGCGTGCGGTTCAAGGATGCGCAGCAGGCCCTGGACGACATGTACTCGCCGGCCCAGCAGGAGGCGAACCGCAGGGTGCGGGAGGCGGACGGCTTCGTTGGCACGGCCAAGGCGATGCTGGAGAACCCCTCCACGATCGCAACGGGGGTTGGGGAATCCCTTCCGCAGATGCTGGGCGGGGCTGGGGTGGCGCGCGGGTTGCTCAAGGCGGCTCCGGCCATCGGGCCGGTGATCGCCGGAGCGCTTGGCGAAGGGGTGGTGGGAGCGGGGTCGGCTGCTGAGCAAATCCGGGAGCAGACGGCCGACGGCCTTCTGACCCCTGCGCAGGCAGGGTTGGCCGCGGCGTCCGGCATGGCGACTGCTGGCCTCGGGGCTGCGGGCGGCAGGGTGGCCCAGCGGCTGGGCATCGGGGACGTGGACACGATGCTCGCGCAGGGGGGCGCGAGGTCCGCCGGCACCGCCTCGGCCAGATCCGCGCCGCGGCAAGCCATCGAGGGCGCTCTGGCAGAAGGGGTGCTGGAGGAGCTTCCACAATCCGTGTCGGAGCAGGCGCTCCAGAACATCGCGCTCGACAGGCCGGTGGACGAAGGCCTCGGCGCGGCAGCAGCCCAGGGCCTGATAACCGGCGCCGCCATGGGTGCAGGTGGCGGTGCCGTTGGCGCGATGGGTAACCGCGCCAAGGTAGCCGAGGAGCAGCCGTCCGCCGTCAATGAAACGCCAGCAGAACCGGCCCAGGTGCAACCGCTGGCATTGCCAGCGCCGACGATCACCGTGGGCAGCGATGGTGAGGCCGAAACCGCAGCCGACCGCAATGACCGCCTGCAGCGCATCAACAGAGGAGACATCACCGATGTGACGCCCGTACGGGAGTCGGTGCGCCCATCCGAGGCTATGGGCCTGGACCCGGCAGCGGGCGCCATGTCCGCAGCTGCTGCCCTGGCCGTGGACAGCGGCGCGTCCGCTCAGATGCAGCAAGCGGTCCGAGCGCAGGAAACCGCCGACGGAAAGGGTGCGGGGCAGGGCGTGTTGGAGTCGGCAGCACCTGAAGCTCTCCAGCAGGAACCGAAGGCCGATCGCACCGGAGCCATCGACGGCCCAGAGATCGACCAAGCCACCGGAGAGATTGCGCCGCAGGGCATGGCCGCGTGGTCCGATGAGCAGCTGTCCGCTGCCTTCCGCAGCGCCCAATCCCGACCCGTTCGCATTCAGTTGGCGGAGGAGCTGGGCCGGCGCCGGGGTGAACGTCAAACCCAAGCCACGCAGAGTGCTGTCGATGCGACCGCTTCGGCGGCCACGGCGGGTGGCACTCCCGCCATGACGTCGGTCGAATTGGCCGCGCAGCAGATCGCGCGGGACAGTGCCGAGGCTCGCCGGCAGCGCCAAGCCGCTGCGGCGGACCAGTGGGGAGGTATGACCGCTGCCGATCGCCAAGCAGCCGCCGCCCAGGCCAAGGGCCTGAACGCCATCGCCCGACGCAATGCGCACACGCGGGAATGGGATTCGCTGAACGAGAAACACCGTCTCGCGCTGACGGATGTCCTGTCCCCAACCCAGAAGCAATCCACCAATGAAGGAGTCGTCAATGGCGCTGAAGCCACTCAAGCCCAGCAAGCAACTGCGCAACCAGCGGAAGCAGGAGCAGCGCCAGCAGCCCGTGCCGCCGCCGTCGGCCTGACCGATGGCACCCCCACGCCTTCGAACGCTGGAGCGCAAGCAGCGCCAGCGCGAGGCCAGAAAGGCCCGGCACCAGGAGCGCGAGCGGTTGTTGCGCCCGCCCCTGCCACCGACCCCGCGGGGGAGCAGTGGACGCGCATGACCAAGGTGGAGCGGCAGGCCATCGCGCAACTCACCGATGTGAAGCCGGTCCTGCGCAAGAACCTGCCAGGAGCCGCATGGGAGAACCTGAACGTTGATGTGAAGCGGAAGCTGGCAGCAGCGATGCAGCCGCTCGCCTCCGACGGGGACGCTCCTGTGGCCACCGCCGCACAGTCGGCCGCGACGTCGCCGGTAAACAGCTTGCCGGAGCCAACACCCGCCCAGAAGGAAGCCGGAAACTACCAGAAAGGCCATGTCCGCCTCAATGGTCACGACATCAGCATCGAGAACCCAGCGGGCAGCCGGCGGCGCCCGGAATGGCCACCGCTGCAGAACCACTACGGTTACATCAAGGGCACCAAGGGCGCGGACAAGGACCACGTGGACGTGTTCATGACCGACCGCGCCCAGGACGCCAGCCTGCCCGTGTTCGTCTTGGACCAGATGAACCGCGACGGTACTTTCGATGAACACAAGGTGGTGATGGGCGCGGCCGACGAGGCAGAGGCCCGCAACACCTACCTGGGAAATTACGAGAAGGGCTGGACGGGACTGGGCGGGATTACCCAAATGACGCAGGAGGAGTTCAAGGACTGGGTGCGTGATCCGGCAAAGACCAAAAGGCGCGCTGCAGAGCCGCCACGTCAACCCCCCGCATCAGCTGTCGAACCCGCCCGCGACAGCGCTGGCAATGTGATCCAGCGCCCGAGGCTCACGGGCGATGACCGCATCCAGCCGCCGCGAGCCCGCCCTGGCGAGGCTCCCGCTACCACCCAAGCTAAGGCTGAGGTGGTTGCCTACATGAACGGGGACATCGACCGACCGACGTTGATGCAGCGCCTTGAGGCAGCCGACCTTCCCGAGGGTGTGACCCGTGCCATCACACAGCGCCTGCAGGATGACGGTCCCACCAATGGCGAGATCGACGCCATGGTGGCGCGGAAGGCCGCGAAGAAGCAAGCTGTCGCAGCTCCGGCTGTCAAGGAGACGGCACCGGCCGCAGAGACGGTGCCGCAACGCATGAAGCGCGCGAAGGCCGAAAAAGCGGCCGCGGCGGCAGCGCCGCGCGCGATGTCCGAGGAGGGCCGGGCAGTCGATGGTCAGCCAATCCTCCCGGGCGACACCTTCGCCACCAGTTCGGGCCGGACGACCACCGCCTACCCAGCGCGAAAGGGCGAGCGCCACGACTCGCAGTGGCTGATCGAGAACGCCACGGCCGAGGCCGAAAGCCGCGGCGATACCTTCAACGCGCCCACCTTCCGCGCCACCAAGCCGCTCAAGTCAGGTCAGCTCACGACCGCAGACCGCGAGAGCATGTTGTCGTACCTGTTCGGCGACCAGCCGGCAGTAGTGCCCAGCGTGCTCAAGCCGCTGGGGGCGCCGGCCGCCGCGCCCTCTGCTGTTCCTGCCGAACCTGGAGCCGAGAAGCCTAGAACGGTGCCCGAAAAGATGAAAGAGGCGAAAGCCAAGCGCGAGAGCAAGGCCGTTCGCGAAGCGCGTGAGGCCGAGGAGCGCCGGGCCGCCTACTTCACGCCTGGCAATGTGGTCCGCGGGTACGGCGGCGGGTTCGATCGAGTTGTCAGCTACCAACCGACGGACGCCGATGGGCGTTGGAGCGTCACCGTGCGCGAGGTGCAGAAGGACGAGGGCGGCGCGTGGGCGGACAAGGCTGGCGCGGCTGATCGCACCCACGGGACCGAACCCTCCAAGGTGAACTACGCGACGGGACCGGCTGCCCGGATGAAGATCGAGGCGGCCGCGAACCCAGCCACCGCAGCACCTGCAGCACCTGCAGTCGCAGAGCCGGCAGCTCCCGCCCAAACCATGCTGGAGCGCCACAACGCGGTGGAGCGCGGCATCAACGCTGGCACGCTGGACCTGGACCAGTACAAGCAGACGTTCGACGCGCTGGTGCACGACGAAGCGGCGGTGCTGGCCGAGTTGAAGAAGCTCACCAAGGAAGACTTGCTCCTTTCCGGCGGTGCGATGTTCGCTGCGCGGTACAGGAACGAGAAGAAGGACGACATCATCCGGGCGGGCTATCGAACGATGCTCGACAGCTACGCGCTCGGCCGCCAGTACGGGCCGACCAGCTACGTGATGAGCAGCGGCGGCCTGCAGGCGCACCACAGGGCACGGGAAGCGGCACTGCGCGAGTTGGTGCATAACACCACGCAGGAGGATTTGGCCGCGCGGGCGGCGGAGGTGAAAGCCGCACGCGACGAGTACGCGGCGAAGCGCCGTGCGGTGGCGAGCGCTCTGGAGAACCCCAAGACGCTGCAGGACTTCCGAGCCTTCATGCGCCACTGGCTGGAGCAGGGTGAGACATCCGACGCCGCATTCCTGCGGCTCACGCCAGAGCAGCGGCAGGCCTTCGACGCACTGGAGGCCGAGAGCACGCGCGAAGCGCGGGAGAAGGCCAAGGCTGACGCCAGGAATGCTGGCGTACGGAGCGCGGGCGAGACCACGGCCGGCGAGATCATCGGCACGAAGCACACCAAGCACGGGCACGACCTGTTCGTGATCCAGTTGGCGGACCGGGTCAGCCGCGAGGACTACGAGACCCTGAACAACAGCGCCCGCCGCCTCGGCGGCAACTACAGCAGTTTCCGAGGGAGCGGGGCCATCCCGGGCTTCCAGTTCCGCAGCCGCGAATCCGCTGAAGCGTTTCAGAAGCTGGTATCCGGCGACACCTCCGCAGCCCAGGACGTGGTGCAGGCCCGCCGCGATGCCTTCCAGGATGACCGCAGCCAGACCACGGTGGAGCGGCTGCGCGCCATGGCCGATGCGATCGATGCCGGCGCAGACGAGCAGCTGTCGAGAGAGCGCAAAACCAACACCGCACGCCGCGCCCGGATGGCCGGCGCCGCCGAAGAGGCTGCGCGGAACAGCAAGGCCTATGCCGGCACGATGCGCAACCTGGCCGACGCCATCGAGGCCGGCAGAGCGCTATTCCTGGATGGCGTGCGGACCAAGACCCAGCTCAGCCAGCTACAGCAGGCCATCGGCGCAGCAAAGGCAAAGCAGTTGCTGGCAGAGCATGGAAGCTGGGCCGCGGCCGAGCAGCACAAGCACGAGCCAGCGAACGCCCAAACAGTGGATTTCGCCGAGTTCCCGCGGTTTGGCATGTTCCGCAGCGATCTGGCGGGGCTGGCGCGCCAGCTGCTGGAGATCGAGGGCGGAAAGAAGCTGGGCGCTGCCCTGCAGAAGGTTGCCGACGACGTCACGGACGCCTATACGGACTGGGCAAAGGCCAACCTCCGGCAGGTGAGCCAGTTCGGCCGCGCAGGCGAGCTGGCCGACTTCGCCAACAAGGCGGACGCCGAGCGCGCCATAAAGCGGTCTGGCTTGGTTGGCAAGGCGGTGGTGCTGGCCGTGAAGCGCGGGCAGAACCGCGTGGTGCTCTCCCCCGGCGAGGCAATGCAGCGTGGGCTGTGGCAGGGCGACGGCGACAAGCGCATCAACCTGTCCATGGATTTCGTGCAGGACCTAGTGAAGCTGGGGAAGCGCCGTGGTAGCAATGCCATCACCATCCCGTGGCAGCTGGAAAGCACGCTGGAGAAGCGGCAGCGCCTGCAGCGCATGGGGATCCAGACGCCGGCCGAGTACCGCAGTGCGCTGCGCGAGTTGGTAGAGCTGCGCGAAACCTCCGCTGCACCTGACCGCATCAAGGAACTTGAACGGTCGATGGTGGGCCGCCAGAGCGACGGCCTGGACTTCTTCCCCACGCCTTCTGTGGTGACGGAAAACGCGGTGGACGCGGCCGACATTCAGCCTGGAATGGATGTGCTGGAGCCATCCGCAGGCATGGGTCACATCGCCGACTACATCCGCGAGCAAACGGGGATAGAGCCGGACGTGGTAGAGCTTTCCGGCAAGCGTCGTGAGTTGCTGGAAGCCAAGGGCTACAACCTAGTTGGATCGGACTTTCTGGAGCTGGATGGCAAGCAGTACGACCGCATCGTGATGAATCCGCCGTTCTCGGACGGCCGGGACATTCAGCACGTGCGCCACGCGTTCGGCATGCTCAAGCCGGGCGGTCGGCTGGTCGCAATCATGAGCGAAGGTGCGTTTTTCCAGTCGAACAAGCGCGCCGCGGCCTTCCGCGAGTGGCTGGACACCTTGGGCGCCACGAACGAGAAGCTGCCGGATGGCGCCTTCATGGATTCGAGCCTGCCGGTCAACACCGGGGTATCTGCGCGAATGGTGGTGATCGACAAGCCACTCGGTACAGAGGCAACACCAGCAGCGGGCCCTGGGGCCGAAGCTGCCGCCTTCAGCAGGACCGGTTCCGCTCCGGGTGGGCAAAACGATCGCAACGCTGAAGCGAACAGCTGGGAAAGCGACGAGCGCCTGTCCGCCACCACGGCGCTTGTGAATGCATTGACCTCGAGGTGGGAGCGCGGTCCGGATGTCGTGGTTGTGCGAAACATGCAGGACCGCCAGTTGCCGGACGCCGTGCGCGAAGAGGAGGCGCGGCTGTCGCGCAGTGCCAAGGGCCAGACGAAGGGGTTTTATTACAACGGGCAGGTGTTCCTGGTATCGGATGCGCTCGCGAACCCGAAGGACATCGCCGAGGTGCTTTTCCACGAGTCCCTTGGGCATTACGGCTTGCGCCGCAACTTCGGCGAGCGCCTGACGCCGATACTGCGCCAAATAGTGCTGGCCCGCCGCGCCGACGTGGCGGCCAAGGCCCGTGCGTACGGGCTGGACATGAGGATCGAGAACGATCGTCTCACCGCTGCCGAGGAGATCCTGGCGGAGATGGCGGAGCAGCAACCGGACCTGGGCTTTGTGAAGCGAGCAATCGCGGCCGTGCGCACTTGGCTGCGCGAGAATGTTCCGGGATTCAAGGGGCTCGCTCTCACCAATCAAGACATCGTCGCGAACTACATCATCCCGGCGCGCAACTTCGTCACGCGCTCGCGTGAATCGGTCGGCGCCGCGGTGGAGCGATCCATGCCGGTGTTCAGCAGAGGGGGGGGCACAGCCAGCCAGATGAGCGACTATGTGAAGCAGGCGCGCGAGGAGTTGAACAAGTCGTTCAACGTACCGGGGAAGTTGTCCTGGTGGCACAAGACCGTGGGCACGATGTACAACCTTGCCCAGCGTTCGCCCGCATTCAAGGGTGTGTTCGATGCCGCACAGGGCTTCATCGATGACGTGAGTCACTACGCCGCGGACGCGGCCGACATGGCGCCGAAGCTGCTCCCGAAACTGGAAGAGTGGTCGGACATCAGGAAGCGCCCGGTGTCTGCGTCCGACAACAAGGCAGTCGCCAAGCCCGTGTTCGAAGGCACGCTGACCTGGGCGCGCGACGCCCAGGGCCGCCCCGTTCAGCTCGCGGCGCTGGAGGAGGAAGCGCTGTCGATGACGGTGGACCAGAAGGCCCAGCGGCTGCTGAAGCATGGCGAGATCGACCCGGGCATGCTCCGCGCGTGGCAGGGCATGCCCCTGTCCTCTTACGAAAGCGCCATCAACTCCCGCTACTCCTCTCGCATCTTGTCGGCAGGCGTGGTGTGGTCGGACGCCGAGCTGAAAGACATGTTCGGCCTGAATGATGAACAGGTGGCGCTCTACCGCGAGTTCCGCAGCGCCGTGGATCGGAGCCTGGACACGATGGGCCGCGCCGACATGCTGCGGTTCGGCGGGAACGACCTGAAGCCGGTGAAGGCCATGGTGATGGATGCACCCGACATCGCGACGGCCACCCAGGTGATCTCCGACCACCTGCGGAGCATGGCGCGCGAGCAGCCGGACCGGGCAGACCAGATCCTGGACACACTGCGCGGCGTGGTGGACCGGGCCGACAAGGTTGAAGAGCTGCAGCGCAAGGGGTACGCACCTCTTTCCCGCTTTGGGCAATACACGGTGGACGTGGTGCAGAACGGGGAGCGGCAGTATTTCGGGCTGTTTGAGACCGCCCGCGAGGCCGCGCAGATGGCGGAGCAGATGGAGGCGGAGTTCGGACGCGACGCCGTGACGCGCGGCACGCTGTCGAACGAGGAGTTCAAGCTGTTTGCCGGCATCACACCGGAAAGCCTGGAGCTGTTCGGCAACATGCTGGGCCTGGAATCCGAAGGTGACAAGGCGCAAGATTTGGCCTTCCAGGAGTACCTGAAGAGGACGAAGACGAATCGCTCTGCCATGAAGCGGCTGATCCACCGCAAGGGCATTGCCGGATACAGCGAGGACGTGGGCCGTGTGCTGGCGAGCTTCATCTACAGCAATTCCCGGCAGACCGCCGCAGGCCTGCATATGGGCGACCTGGGCAAGGCCCTCACGGACATCCCGAAGGAACAGGGCGAGTTGAAGGACGCCGCGGTGCGCTTGGCCGAGTACGTGAAAAATCCCCAAGAGGAGGCCCAGGCCATTCGCGGTCTATTGTTCGCGCAGTACCTCGGCGGCTCCATCGCGTCCGCCTTCGTGAACATGACCCAGCCCATCGCCGTGACGTTCCCGTGGCTGAGCCAGTACGGTGGTGCCCGGAAGGCCGCCGCCGCGCTGGGAAAGGCTGCGCGGGACATGGGAACGAGGAATTTCAAGTACGAGCCCGGCCTGGCTGAGGCCCTGAAGGCCGCCGAGGACGACGGCACCGTGAGCCCGCAGGAGGTCCACCAACTGATGGCCCAGGCCAGGGGCGCCGGCTCGCTGCGCGCAGGTGATGGCACACGTGCGGGTGACGCGCGTGCGAAGGCTTCCAATGCCTTCGAGGTGCTGAAGCTGGCGTGGGGGAAGGTGTTCGGCGCTGCGGAGCAGGTGAACCGCCGCGTGAGCTTCATCGCGGCATATCGCACCGCGGTGGAGCGGGGCGATCCGGACCCCTCGGCATTCGCCCGCCGGGCGGTGATCGAAACCCAGTTCCAGTATTCGAAAGCCAACAAGATGGAGTGGGGCCGCGGCGCCGTCGGCGGAACGCTGATGACGTTCAAGACGTATTCCATCGCGTACGTCGAGTTGCTGCACCGCATGTGGACGATGGGCGGGCCCGAAGGCAAGCGCGCGGCACTGGTAGCCCTGGGCATGCTGGCACTGATGGGTGGGGCAGGGGGGCTACCGTTCGTGGAGGATGTCGAAGATGCGGCCACGGGCCTGGGACAGCTCATGGGCTACAACTTCAACGCGAAGCAGGCGAAGCAGGAATTGCTGCAGGCGGTGTTCGGCAAGGCGCTCGGCGACTTCGTAGAGAAGGGGATCACTGGGCTGCCGGGCATGCCCATCGATGTGTCTGGCCGCCTGGGCATGGGCAACCTCATCCCCGGCACCGGGCTCCTGCAGGAAAAGACAAACCATACCCGCGACGTGCTGGAGATTGCCGGGCCCGCCGGGGACTTCGTTGGGCGCTTGATGTCCGGAGGGCGGAAGATCCTCGGCGGGGAGGTGGGCTCCGGGTTGCTGGAAATGTCGCCTGTCGCCGTTCGCAACGCTGCGAAGGGCGTGGACATGGCGGCCACCGGCATGTACCGGGATGCCAAGGGCTACAAGGTACTCGACACCAACGCGCTCGAAGCCGCAATGAAGGCGATCGGGTTTCAGCCCAGCAGCGTCGCGACCGTGCAGGAAGCCAACGCCGCGAACCAGCAGGCGAAGAATTTCTACAACATGAAGGCGCAGGAGATCCGCGCCAAATGGGCTGCCGGCATCTTCGAGGGCAACGATTCGTTGGTGCAGGAGGCTCGCCGGGACATCGAGACCTGGAACGCGAAGAACCCGGCGCAGCGGATGGTCATCACGGTACCCTCTGTTCTGGCCCGGGTGAAGGAGATGCGCAAGTCCAAAGATCAGCGGATTGCGGATTCTGCGCCCAAGGCCATGCGCGCGGCGATGCGGGAGGAGATCGCGCAGCGCAACCTGTAGTTTTCGACACAGCGGCTGCGGGTGAGCACCATGCCCCGCATGAATGCTCCTGCGGCCCTGTCGTTCCCGATCTTCCAGGGCGCCACCTTCAACCCCTCCGTCCAGCGGAGTTACTACCCCTACCCGGTCCGGTGGGAGTGTGGCCGATTGGTCAAGGAATCCGGCGCACCAGCACCGATTGCGGATGCGGTGCTGGAGAACTACGCCGGCTGCTCGGCGCGAGTGCAGTTCCGGAGGGAAATCGGATCGCCGGATGTGCTGTTCGAACTGAACACCACCGGGGGCGGAATAGTCCTGGATGGTTCGTGGATGCGCTTCCGCATCGAGGCGGCGGCGACTTCAGCCATGAACTACGGCGCCAAGCCTCCGGCTTGGGAAAGCTGCATCGGCCAAGTGGAAGTGACCCGACCCAATGGCGATGTGGAACGCCAGTACGTGGTCACCTGCAGGCTCTCTCCGGAGGGTACCAAATGAACGCAGTTGCCTTGTGCCAGGCGGGCACCGCGGTGGTGCGCCAAGAGGTGTCTGTGGTCGCGACAACGGATGCCGGCGCCACAGTGGTGGCCGAGGTCGAAGGCCAGCCGGCCGTAGTGGTGACGGTCGGCATCCCCGGTCCGGCGGGTTCTCCAGGTGCCCCGGGCCCGGCTGGCGGCGCCGCGGTGCAGCGAATCGCAGCCACCAGCCTATCCGCCCTGCGTGCTGTGTACGAGCTGAATGGCGTGGTGCGCCTGCTGAGCGCTGACGACGCCCTCCATATCGACTTTCTCTTGGGCATCACGCTGACAGCGGCCCAGGCCGGCGAGCCGGTCAACGTTCAGCGACTCGGCGTGATGGAAGACGGGGGGTGGAGCTGGACGCCGGGCCGAGTTTTTCTCGGTGTCGATGGAGCGCTCACCCAGGCGCCCCCAACGTCCGGGTACGACGTGCTCATCGGATCGGCCACTTCCCCCACGCGCATCGCGCTGAATTTTCAAGACCCCATCGCACTGGAGTAACCATGGCAGCTCAACCCACTCAAGGTTTTCTCAGCCGCGTTGCTGGAAAAACCCGCCAGTTCTTCGGCCTCGTCGTCTCTGCGGGCGCGGCGGACGCAGGAAAACTCGTGGCAACCGGCTCGGACGGGCGCCTCGATCCCACGGTTCTGCCGGTAGGGATCGGCGCCAACACGACAATCGCCCCGGCGAGCGAGGCCATTGGCGCCGGCAAGTTCGTGAACTTCCACACCAATGCCGGCGCCCTGAACATGCGCCTCGCGGACAACAGCAACGGTCGCCAGGCGAATGGGTACGTGAAGGACGCTGTGGCCTCGGGCGCAAGCGGCACGGCATACCCCCTGGACACCACCAACGCAGCGCTCACCGGGCTGACCCCGGGCGCCACCTACTGGCTGGGCACCGCGGGCGGCGTGATCGCCGCGCCCCTCGACGGCACCGACACGGCCAACGCGAGCAAGGTCTGCCAGGAACTGGGCACGGCGAAGAGCGCGACCGAGCTGGTGACGGATGACCTGGGATACGTGATCCTCTGAAATGGCGACGCGTCGGCCAATCGTCAGGGTCAACGGGCGCAATCGGCAGCTGCCCGCTGGCGACTCGCTTTCTGGCGCACGTGAGCTGCTCACCGCCGCACGCACCTACTACGTGCGCGCCGATGGCAGCGACACCAACTCGGGCTTGGCCAACACCAGCGGCGGTGCGTTTGCCACGATCCAGAAGGCGGTGGACGTAGCTGCGGCTTACGACAACGGCGGCTTTGACATCACCGTTTCCGTGGGACCCGGCACATACACCGCTGGATTCCGGTTGCGCTCATTCGTCGGTTCTGGCCGGATCATCGTCATCGGTTCTGCCGGCGATCTCACCAGCACGGTCATTTCGACCACCAACGCAGCCTGCGTGATCTCGGAAGCTACGACGATCGGGAACTACAAGCTGCAGTGGTTCAAGCTCCAGACGGCGACGGCTGGCTACGGGATCGCACTCTACGGCGGCCTGAACTACCTCGAGTTCAACAACCTGAACTTCGGCGCATGCGCCACGGGCCACATCACTGCCGGCAGCGGTAGTACGGTCAGCGCCGCAGGGGCGAGCTACACCATATCCGGCGGTGCTCCATCACATGTAGAGGCGTCCGACGGCGGGCTCTTCCGCGGGCAGAACTGCAGCATCACGCTGACGGGGACGCCTGCATTCGGTGTGTATGCGGCAGGGTCGCGGTCGGGGCTCGCATTTCTCTTTTCAACCTCGTTCAGCGGCAACGCTACAGGGGCCCGCTACACCGCCGGCACTGGTGGCGGCATCTTTGTCAACGGCGCTGGTGCCAACTACTTGCCTGGCAATTCTGCCGGGACCGTCAACAGCCCAGGATGGTACTCATGACCTGGTATCAACTCACTCGTGAAGGCTTCGTGATCCGCGATGGCACAGTTACTGTGCCGATCGTTGATACCCCTGAACACCCAAACGAAAATCCGGAATACATCGCGTATCTGGGCTGGCTCGCAGATGGCGGCATCCCGGAGCCTGCGGCAGCCGAAGTCGTTGCGGTTCCTGCCTCTGTGACCATGCGGCAGGCGCGCCTCGCCCTTCTCGCAGCGGGAAAGCTTCAAATGGTGGAAGCGGCCATAGCCGCATTGCCCGACCCTCCGCAGACGGCGGCCCGGATCGAGTGGGAATTCAGCAATGAGGTCCTGCGCTACAACGGATTCGTGGCGCAGATAGGCCCGGCCATCGGACTGGATGCAGCGGGGCTTGATGAACTCTTCATCGCGGCGGGGAAGCTGTGAAGCTGGCCTCATACACCGGCACACGCCCTGGCCTGCAGGGCCTGGCCAACCGCGCCATCCGCTTCCGCCTGAGCGGGATCTACAGTCACACCGAACTAGTGTTCGAGGAAAGCGACGACGTAGCCGATCTCATGCCCGATGGCACGTGCGCGGCCGGCGGGGATGGGTCGCTGTGGTGCGGCTCTAGCGTGGCGGCCGAGCCCGTGCCTGCGTATTCGGCCCGCCGGGCCGGGCGGACGGGCGGCGTGCGGATGAAGAGGGTGGTGCTGGAGCCTGCCCGCTGGGAGCTGCTTCCGCTGCCCGGCGACGCGCAGCGGGCGGCGCGGTGGTTCCTCGAGCACCAGGGAGCGCTCTACGACTGGCAGCTGGTCCTCGGCTTCGTCGCGTGGGTGATCCCCCAGAAGGCGTCCCGCTGGACCTGCTCGGAAGCGGTGGCCGCGGCAGTGGGCTTCCCTGATCCGCAGCGCTTCGACCCCTGCGTTCTCCGGGCCGCGTGCGCACGTTCCACCCTGTAGTTTTTCCTTTTCTGGCGGGTGACGGGAATCATCCCCGCCATGATCACAGACGACTTCGGCAACCTCATCGAGCCAGCAACAGCTGCGACGATCAATGCGCGGCTGGATGCGGGCGATGTCCGTATGTCGCGGATCGAAGCAGAGTTGGAATCCAACTCTGCCACTACCCGCCAGGTGGCGGAAAGCACGCGAGACCTGGTCGCGTTTTTCCAGGCCGCCCAGGGGGCATTCAAGGTTCTCAACTGGATCGGCGCGGCAGCGAAACCTGTGGGCTACATCGCCGCGGCCATTACCGCAGGCCTGGGGCTCTGGGCGGCGCTGAAGGGGCACCTCCGGTGAGCCGCGTCCCTTCCTGGCTCGCCAGCCGGCTTGCAACACTGGTAGTTCTCGCTGGCCTCGGCGGCGGTGCGATCGTCGCCAACCAAGTCACCGACGATGCGCTGCGCGACGAATACGTGCTCGCCGTGGCCGCGGATGCCGAGACGTCCCCCGCGGTGAAGATCGCAATGGTGATGGGGGCCTACTACGAAAGTAGCGGGAAGCACATCGGGACGCCATACATCGACCGCAACGGCCGCGGCCAGCCGCTCACGGTGTGTAACGGCGTGACGGGTCCGGGCGTGGACGCCTGGCGCTACTACACGCCCAGCGACTGCTACCAGCTGGAGCGCGTGCGGTACTTCCAAGCCGAGCGCGACGCGGCGCGCCTGCTGCGATACTGGGCCACCTACGACCCGTTTGTGCAAGGCGTGTTCATCGATTTCGTGTGGAACAAGGGCGGGCAGGCATTCGCCGGCAGCACCATGCTGCGGAAGGCCAATGCGGGCGACTTGCCCGGCGCGTGCCGGGAGAATCCGCGCTGGAACCGCGGCACCGTGCGCGGCGTGTCCACGGTGCTGCCCGGGCTCCAGATCCGCGGCGATTCCAACGACGAGATCTGCCGACAGTGGAGGTTGGTGCCATGACGCCGGGGCAGATCCTGCTGTTGGTCAGCCTGGCGGGCAATGGCCTGCTCGGCTGGGCATACCTCGGCGAGCGTGACGATGCGACAGAGGCGCGGGCCGCAGTGTCCGCGAAAGGCCAGGAGCTGGCGGGCGTGCGCGGCGCGGCGGAGGCCTGCAGTTCCTCCGTGGACGAACTGCGCACGCTCGCGAACAAGCGCGCGGAGACGGCAGCCCCCGCCCGGCGTGCGGCCGCGGTCCGTGCCGCCGACCACAACCGTGAGGCCGACACGATCCTTGCCGCGCCTCCGGCCGTACCCGGCGATGCATGCGCCAGCGCGCAGCACCGGGTGGACACCTGGCTGCAGGGGAGGGCGAGGCCGTGAGATTTCCAAAACGCGCAACTTGCGCCATTTCGCAAACTGCCGTCCTGGTGGCGGCGGGGGCGCTGCTGGCCGGCTGCACGACGGCGCCACCGCGCGTGGAGGTTCAGCGGGTGAACGTGCCCGTGCCGGTGGAGTGCCAGGAGCCCGTGCCCGCCCGGCCTGTGATGCCCACCGATGCGCTCCGGCGCGGCGCCACCGTCGATGACTTCGCGCGCGCAGCCATGGCCGAACTGCAGCGCCGCGATGGCTATGAGGGGCAGCTGCTCACCGCCCTGGAAGCGTGCCGCGCTCCTATCAACCCGAGCCGGCCGGATGCCGGCACTCAAGGAAGCAGACCATGAACGACCCCATCACCCTTTCGGTTCGCGACCCCGGCCCCGACTCCATCGAGCGTGATATCCAGGCCCGGGCCAGCGTGGCGCCGCGCGTGACGCCGTCCGACATCGGGGCCGAAATCGCTGCCGAGTTCTACTTCACGGCCGACGATGGTGTGAACGGATCTTCACGCAACGAAGGTGGCGACCAATGGCCTCCACCCCATGCTGTCCGCCACGACGACACCTATGCTCAAGGGCCGATGAGCCGATTGACCTTCTGCGTCCTGATCCTCCGCAACGGCTTCACGGTGACGGGCGAGTCTGCCTGCGCATCGCCCGAGAACTTCAACGCCGAGATCGGCCGCCGGATCGCCAAGGAGAACGCCGTGGCGAAAGTCTGGCAGCTGCTGGGCTTCCGGCTGCGCGACAAGCTCACTGCCGGGTAGCCCTCAGGGATAAAAAACGGCGCGAATGTGGTCTCCCGCATTCGCGTCTGCATCTCCGTACCGTGCTCCGATCTGAGCGCACGCATGCAACAGCAAATAGCTGTAGTTCAGTAGTTCGTCTGACATGGACTCGCCATCTTTCAAGAGTCCAGCTGCTGCCGCCATTTCTCTCATTCTTGTTTCTCCTTCGCTCATCGCGGTCCCTTGGCGCCGGGATGTGCCTGTAGCCATGTCTCGCTCACAGATTGGCCGCCGGTCGGCGGCGGGATCTGCGGCAAGCGGCTTGACCATTCCCGGTGATCGAACGCCGGAAGAGGTGGGGCGCCATTTCGTTTGGGCCGCACAAGCCACAACTGGAAGTGCTCGTACAGTCGTCCATCCACGGACCCGAGCACCTGGCCTTGGAGCAGCATGGCATCCCCCAAGATGTCGATAAGCAGGGGGTCGGACATCCTGCGAATTGGCTGTTCTGTCGTTCCCCAGTACCCCCACAGCGTCACCTCGCGCAGCGTACGTCGGCTGCTGTTTTTCCGGCCGTCCCAGTAGTACATGCGGAGGTCGCCTTCTATCGGCGCTGGCCACTCCTCCGGACGCAGCCGCATACCGTCGCGGCGTAGTTCCGTGATTTCGACGTACAAGCCCTTGCTCAT